GCAACAGGCCAACGCCAATCAGCACCTAGAGTGATAGTTGGTATGTCTTGAACGCTATCGTGTTTACCACCATCAAAACGAGCAGATTTTTGTATTTTTTGTTGAGTAGAGAGTATTTCATTGGGGTCGCCACTTAGCATATTGAGGGCATCACTACCAGTTTTGAATCCCCAAGCCCTTACAGGTAATCTGCGACTTACATCTATCGCTACCATTGCGTTTTCTGGTGTCGTTACTTCGTGCCAAATATAGTTATTAGTTGAATCTTTATCGAGTATTCTTCGTGATACAGTTTTTCGGGGATTTAGCCCATCCCCAATACCTTCCCCACGACTCATTCTCTTTACTGCACCATGTTTCACAAAGTGTTGTCGCAATTCAAGGGTTCCACAAGGCTCACGAAGGCCACTATGACCCATGAGAACCGCACTGGCGGCCCTCTCACCCCAATTAGCACCATGACCCCCTGCATTAAGCGCATTATACCCATAGTTTTGCATCCATTGGAACGCATACAATCTTTCAAAGGGTAAAGCAGTGCGAACAGAACCCGCCACTAATGAATTAGATGAAGCATTACGCAGTAATAGACCACGAACTGCTGGATATGCTACTGCATTTGGCATTCCCGCTTCACGATAGCGAAACGACATAAAATGCTCACGACTTGTGCCGAATAGTGCAGGGTGGCTATATTCCGCTAACCAAGTGGATAGGAAAGCATCGGGTGTCGCACCCGAATTAGTATTAGTTGATTTGAGTAGTGCCAAATCGTTGTTAGTTGATAGTTGTGTAAAATGCGCTGTATCTATTGCGGGATTTTCAACAATTGGTATGGGAATAGCCGCCGCATTAACCATTTCAACATCATGGGCAAAAAGAGGGGGGACAGTTGCTAATTCAGTAGCAACACGGGGTTGATACCAACCTCCTTGATGCCCAAGTAATGTATAGGTATGTGGTGTGGCCCCGCTACCCGCTAAATCATATTGAAGCCAAGCAGGGTTTGGGCGACCACCCATCAATAAATACTGATTGAGGAAAAAACCATTGATAGCGAACTCTTCACCTGCATTATGACGTGTATTTACTGTTCTAGCAGAAGCAGCAGTAATAGCGATTGGCCCACTATGAGCAACATTACCATACGGCCCCATACTCGTATCTTTACCATGACTACTACTTACGAAATGCGTTTGTTCAGAAGCACCTTCAACCTTCGTGTGTTCTTGACCGGGTGCAAACAATACATCAAAAGATGTTTCAGGGCTATCGTCATAAAATTTCCTATGATTTGGTAGCCCATTCCTACTAATTTCACCAAGAGGAAAACCATCAGATGAAAACGAGCCAGTATTGTAGGTTTCTGTTTTGGCTTCTAAAGTGTCTAAATAGTATAATGTGCTACTTGGTGAGTCGGTCCCCCCATTATATGCTGATTGGAAACCCCAGTGCTTGTTCTCCGTTTCAGCCTCAAACATGAGGGAATAAGCCGAGCCATGAGAACGATGCAATTGTCGTCTTAATGATTTAGGTGTGCCACGCATGGTGAAGGGGGTAATGAAGTGGTGGCCCTGCCTTCCAAATCGTATGCGGTGATGTGGGTGCATAAAAGAGGCATCAACCCCATTTTGTGCATCTAATAATACTGAACCTCGTTCCACATGGTCATTAAGACGATGAGCAGAAAATAAACGAGTTGAACCACTTGGCACAGCACCCGCATTGGCGTTGGGGGATAAGCCAAATTGAGTAGCGAGTTTATCATGTAAAATCCTAACAGGGTGGAAATACAACACCCTATCGTGAGTGTCGAATTGTGTAGCACCACCAGCGGCAGTATCATTGGGGTCAGTATTGGCTTCTATTGAGCCGGGTGTGTTAGGATATGGTTCAGTTAAGCCACCCATCCCCCAAGTCATATTACGCCATGCTTGTACCCTATCATGGCCGCTACGCACAAGGATATTACCCGGTATCTCATCCTGTGATGGTAGTTGTATTTCCATATTTGGTTCAATACCGCTTCCGGGTGTTGATGGCAATATTGTTTCAGTACCATCGGTAGGATTTATCCGTGTTTTATTAAAATTATAATCCTTTATGACTGTTCCAAATGGTGACCCGCCTTGTAATACCAATTCTTGACCAGTATCATCCACGACTGATAAATCATCCCAAACTCTCTCTTCATTTGATATATGTAAATTACCTACTGTTTCAGTATTGACGGCTCTTACAGTACGAAATGGCCTAGTAACATAACCTTGAGAGCCAGTAGTGGAAGTGCTTGAAGTCGATATGGTTGTTGCTTCGCTTTTTAGGCCATGTTTCACCACGACTTTGTTAGCGATAGCGTCTGAATTTGTTAAATTAGTAATTGTATGATGATTACCCGTTGTGGCATCTTTTAACTCTCCAAACTTACTATTCAATTTATGACCGTTTTCAAGAGCCACCTGCCATTTATTAATTTGAGAGGCTTTGTATAGTGTTTCTCCGTTTTCTAATGAAGTTACATAGCCAGTAATTGAACCAATAGCCGCTTCAAGTGTTATTACATTACAGGCACGATAAGCGGCTGTGGTTGTTGGTATTGTTTTCAATAATGTGTCACGAGTAATGTTCATCCTACTATAACGATTACCACCTGCTGTTGATGCTGTTGGTGTCGATACATTACCTACTGTGGCATATTTTTCCCCATTACTATCTAAGAATAATGATGAGTTGCCTTTTAGAACATTATTGTAATCTGCTAAAGTACCCGCACCACCAAATGCTTCGGCATCCCCTATTTCTTTAGTGCCACCAATAGAAGCCATAACAATAGGTATATTCTCGTCTAAATGTGTTTGGGTATAATCAATGCCTGTTCCCGCAGTATAATTAACCCGTTGAATATATACATAATCACCATCAAAATAGTTTTGTAAGGTTCCAGCACTAAAGGTAATCGTATCGGGTCCCGTTGTTCTGGTAGTAATGATACCCATACTGTTACCATCTTTGTCAGTAGCAGTATCACCAGAAACAGCAATAAGTGAAGTTGGGTCTTGTCTAACAGTTATTGCTGTTGTAGTTCCAGACGCATAATCACCATTTATTTGCACTTCAATTTTTTCCATTAATGGCCCCATAGTGGTTAGTGCAGTTGTTTGAATATCGGCTATTGATGATACGACACCAATAGGTGTGCCTTTTGCGTTGTATAGTGTATCTCCCTTTGAAAAATTATTTTTTGCAGTTGTTGAAGGTGCTACAACATTAATGGTTGTTCCACCAGTAAGAGTTGCATTACTACTAACAAAGCAATCAGTTTGATATGGCCCCATCTTATCCATTTTTGTTCCAAATTCGGGTTTCTTAATGAAAAGGTCGTCTTTTTCTTCGGTTGTTAATAATGCGTTTTGGCCGGTCCATTGGAAGGGGTCGGCTTCTGTTGAACCCATGATAGATGGGCCGTCAAATGGCATATCTGGTGGTGGGGCGGTTGGTAAATCACAGGAATTAAGACCTTCAACAGAAAACCTACTATAACCATGCCCAGTGGAATGAGCCGAAGGTTGCGCCCCCCGTGAATCATAACCTAAACTGGGTAGCCCCAAATTACCCCCATCCATAGGTTTAGCGGTCATATACCATACTGGTAGTGGCGCACCCAATCCTTGAACAATAGGGCCGCCATTAGCAGTACCCCAATAGCCACCACCCGTAGGGGTGGGTGTTTCCCAAGACACGATAACGGTGTGTTGTTCTTCACCATCGTTTTGTACTGCAAATGTTCCACCTTCTGCGAAATTCGCTGTTGGACCAGCAGAATTCACGACATTTGTTATGTTAAAAGAAACAATATTATGGTTAGAAAGACTAGCATCGTTATTTTCTCTTTTAATCTCCCAACCATCATAAGTTAGTGTATAATTCCCACCCGTTATTGTACCGTTTTGTGGTAAATCAGTAGGGCTACGATTATAGGTGTAAAATCTGCCATCAAAACGCCCCCCTCTAACACTATCACCTATTGTTAAAGCACATTCATTTGTTGATTGAAGATAAACATACACACCATTTATTTCTAAAACTTTACCAATATATGTGTTTTCAGTATAAAGTGAATCATTGGGTTTAACATGAGCCGATATATCAGTTCCAACATTAATTACTCTAGTGCTACCTTTAGCATGGTCAGCAGAAATAGCACTACTGGTAATACCTGCTGCGGCATAATGTAACTTATTATGATTAATAGTAGTATAAGAGGTAGCACCACTCATTTTTACATATTTGGCACGAAGAAAACGCTCTCGACTAGAATGTAATCCCCTTTGCCATACTCTACTTGAGTTGATAGTTGCCGCTATTAGTCGTGAAGCCTCTTCTGTTCCAAGATTATAGGTTTTGTTAGTTCCCGCATTTGTCGAGGCTTCTGCGGCTCTTTTCAAGTCAATTATTTTGACACCTATTCTCCCGTAATGTGCGAAAGCAGTTGCCGCCGCAGTAGTATCTCCCGCTAATGGTGTTCTAATAAGAAAGTGCATTCCTTGAGAAGTGCTACCCCCCGCCCAAACAGTATCAGTGGCATCATCATATTCGGTATCGGGATATGTGAAAAACATACTGAAATAGCCGCTTGGTGGTCGGGCATTATCAGTTCCTAATGTTTGAACATTGGCGGGGTATTCACGCTTAGGGAATGTCTTAATTTCCGCCATATTAATCCCACACACTCCTTGCGTTGAATAGTGTTGTCACTTCTGATGGCGATAATACTTTATTCCACAGGGCAACTTCACTTAGCCGACCAAGAAAATATGTAGGGTCATAAGGATTGGAAATAGTAGTACCGTAAAAATAAGTAGCAGGTGGGCCGTAAGTATGTAAACCCAATCCAATCAATACCATATTTTTATCACGCCCAAATAGTGAAGTAGCGGTATGCGCCCCTATCTTAGTCAAGGCTTGATTATTTGCCAAAGCCGTTTCTATTGGTGATTCAAATGTGATGCTTGTAGCGTTCATAGATTTTATTTTTCCGTAAAAATTACCACTTGTGGGTAATATTTGTTGAACACTATCTCCAATTGAAAAATAAGATAATGGGCTAACAGTATCAACTGCAACAGTATCGGTACTACCCACAGCGTATGTGCCAGCAGATGGGTGATTTATTAGTGGATAAGTACCGGGTGCTAATGGGTAGCCAATACCAATATTGATATGTGGTAAATGTGGCCCTACGGTTCCACCCCTGTATGTTGCATCATCAGTCAAAGCAATTAATGGGTTGGGTGTTGGTGTTAGTGTTTTAGCCACGGCATTGATATAACAGGTTGGCCCCGCCGCATTACTATAAGTGAATACAACATGATACCATGCGTCTTTAGCCACAGTACCACTACTCACAGATTCAGCATGAAACGCATTTCCAGCACTATCAGTAAAATGACCTATTACCTTAAATTCGTAAGTAGTCATTGCTATTTGCTTACTGACAATAGAAACGCCCCACGGAAACCCATTATGGTCGATTCCATGTAATACTGGCCCTGTTCCATAAGCATCTTGACTTACTGCGGGCCAAGCACCAACAATATTTGGGTGCATGAAAAAGGAAATAGACCAAGCCGCATTAGCACCTTTCATTTCATTTAAGACATTCACAAGTGGTTTTATTTTTGGGGTAACGGGGTTATTTTTCTCTATTTCATGGGCAGCAATATAATCAGTACCACTAAAGATAACTGCCCCCGATTCTCCATCTAAAACAATAGGGCCATTCGCTGCCGTTATGCGTTGAGCAGATGCCTCCCAATCACTGTAAACCAATAATTTACTACCATGTAGTTTTTCTATGGGCAGTTTTACATGTTGATAGTTTGCATAGTCACCAGTATAGTCGGCCAAATCTCCTAATCTAATATAAAATTGTGTTTCTTGAGATAGTAAATGACTATTTTCGGGCGTTGTTCCAGTATTGGTAAGGATTTGCCTATGGTGTAGCCCACGATAGGTATTTTCCTTTACAGTATCAGCATTTTTTAAGTTGGAAAAGTCTAATATTGCGGCTGATGTTTGAACCTCTTGGAGATTTTGAAAACCACTATATCCAGATGGCCCCTTTGCGTAATGATGAGTGTAAAAGTCACTATAATCATTAGCGGTTCCATCACTAATATCGAAGGTGACCCCTGTGTGACCCCCACCAAAAAATAGTATTCCATGAGCATCTATTAGAGGGTGTATTAATTTGATTTCAACTTGTTTGTATGAACCATCAGAATTAACAAACAAATCTTTCCATTTGTTACTCAATTGATTCAATGGTTGAACATCAGCAAGTGCGGCACAAGCCCCTGTTCCAGAAACCTTACAATCAGTTCCCCCTTGACCCCCCGCTACCCATCTAAAAGTACCATAATCAGTATTATTAACCAATATAGTTGCCCTATCGCTTGCTGATAAATTTCTATCAATTCTCCTAATAATATCTAATGCTTTGCGTTCAACCCACAAAATGCTTTGAGTTTCGGGGTCATAACTTGGTAGTGTGTTGCCGTATGAATTTTTGGGGTTGAGAACAGTATTGAATGTAATCTCTTGACCTATTCCACTATAAGTGCGTAGTTCATCACCTGCATTTTCAACTAAACCATGAACACCACCTTGAAAGGTGGTAATTGGTATGTGAGTTTCCCCATCCATTCCAATCGGCAATGGGGCAGGGAATGAACCTGCTTGATATGACCTGCTATTTGTGGCTAAAAGCCCACCATGACCCACCGCTTGAATTGGCCGATATGGATAGGGGCTATGATTACTAAACCATACTGCAAAATTACGACCAGTAGCACCGGGTATGGTGCTATGAATAACTATACTCGTGCCACTTTCCCCATCCCTACTCTCTACACCTTTACCTGCAAATGCTCTTATGTAACCCATGTGTGAACCCGTATCTGTTGAAGAAACGGTATGAGTACCCGCACTTTCACTAAACAAAAGGGGCGCATCAAAAGCACTACCGCCGTTTTCGTTTTTCGCCAAAGGGTGACTGGCTTGATTAATAGTGCGTATTAGTTCATTTACTGCTGTATTGAAATCCGAAACTGACCCCTTACTAGCAATATCTCCCAATTTTATTCGTTGTGGGCGAACATACCAAAGGTCCCCACTACCTTTCTTACCTTGTAGTGCATAATAACTAGCCCTACATTCTATTGGTGGTAATAAGGGTAAATCATCGTTCCCGTACAAATAATTACCGGGGTCAAAAGAGAACCCTTCCATTGATGGGCCGTTGTGGATAAGAATAGTGGTATCATCATCGGGGTCAATACAAATAGAAGTTAATGGGTTTCCAATACGAAGCCCAAGAGCCTTTTCTATTGGGGCTATGAAGGCTTGGGCCATAGTGCTTGCAGAAGTGCTTACAGCCACAGTAGCACCAGTAATTGCGGCTACTGTACCAACCCCTGCGGAGGCATCATCTGTAAGCCAACTACCCAAAGTAACAGGAAGCCCAACAATTAGTTTATTTCTTAAATCTGCTTCTGATAGTGTGTTGTTATCCCAATCTTGATATTGGTCAAAATACATTTTATAGACATTGCTATTTTGTTCTAAATGTGAAATATGAAGTCTAATACCACGTTGTGAAATTATACCTTCCCCCACAGTTACCAAAAAACCACCATCAGGTATGGTCCATTTAGAGGGTAAGGTTGTGGCTACATCAGAAAAACTACTTTCGGTAGTAAAAGGTAAGAAACTATCTACTTCAATATAAGCATCACTACCACCTAATGTACCAGTTACAACTTCTGTTTCACCCCCTGCATAAGTATAAGCAGTAAGGTATGTGGTCGCATTTTCTCGCATACACCTTATCCATGCCTTACCACTAACAGTAGCCCAATCATTTACAGTTAAAGCCGACACTATATTTTTTAGCCCCCAGTCAATAGACCAGCGATTTTCATAGTTTTGCATTTGAGGGCGATTAATGGCGGTCATTGTGCAATCTAATGATAATTCCATAGATTGTGACGAAGGGAGGGGGGTGCGGTTATCCGTACTGGTTGCTAAACGCTTTTCAATATCAAAAAACATGGATGGGAAAAGGGGTATTTCCACTAACGCACGAGTTGAAGCATAATATGTGGATGTTTGACGGTCATTTCTCACCGAAGCATTACCAGACCCAACAACCTTGTCTTTCCATACTGGTAAAAACGGGTGTTCGGTTCGTGAAGGGTTGATGTCTATACCACCCTGCCCCAATCCCCCCATTGACAGGGTTACTGATGGGCTTCCTAAGTCACCAATTTCTTTTAGGGGATAACCTTCTGATAAATTGAAATCTCGTTGAGATGTTCGGTCTGAAATATCCATCAGTTGGGAACGCCCTCTCACTATAACGCCACCCTCCATTTCACCACTATTTGGTGTTATTTCTTCTATTCGCCCTTTCATAAGCATTAGTTCAATAGTGCATTTATGATATTGGGTATCTGAATCTTGTTTTGTTAATAAAGTGGTCAAAGTGTTGGCTCTTTGCTTATTTTTTGGATGAATGAGCAATAAATGATTATTACCTTCAATTATATTATCAATAATATCAAACTGTTCTAAAACTACTGGTTGTTGGCTCGCATAAGTATCATCTACTATTGCTACCCCCTCACCTTGAACGGATATTGAAAGTAAATTGTAAGCAGATTTACTATCGGTGATTGGTGACCTAGTATTGGGTTGTGCAATCGGTGGCCCGTAGCCTTCGTACCTATCCCCCATTCCCGCTATTGAATTTTGAATTACTGTATGAGCGCAATTTTCAATATTAATGAAAGGAGAACTGGTAGTATCACCACTAGGATTCATTTGAAGCATGTGTGATTTTATAGGTCTTTGAAGGTTTGTTTTGGGTATTGATATGATACCACCGGGAGAATGTATTGTAAGTGGGGTCCATGTGTTATCAACTGCACCCGCATAGGGATAGCGCAACCAATCTATCAATGGCCTATATTCGGGGCTACCGGTTGGGTCCTCTATGTAAATGGTGTTAGCATCCGGAACTGTGCGTTCCACCACCAACCACCCACGACTACTACTTTGATTAATCGCTTGAACATCATTTTCAGTTGTTGCATGAGAGTTAGAACCTCCTACCCCTGCCCCAAAAGCACTACTTTTCCAACCCGCCACCACTTCCCCAGTGGTATCAATAGCATTGTAATATACTAGAATTTTTGGTGGTCCACCCGCCGCTATAAGGTCGCTTGGGCTTTCAATAATAGCAATACGACTCTCTTTTTCTGGTGTCAAATGATGCACATAATCTTCATTTGTTGGTTTTTTGGGGTCAGTGAAATCAAATAAGGCTTCTTGGCTTACATCTAAATTTTTAAGGGCAAAAAGACGCACATCTTCTACTGCTATTGCTACAATTGTGTTTTTACCCGATGATAAAACATTAGCCGACCCATCGTGATATGAATATCCACCCTGTGCCATAATACTACTAACTTTATCACCACTACCAGTAGCAGTTAAAGTACCAATACTTGAACTGGTTTGAATATCATTAATTTCGCCTTGATAAACAGTTTGTGTGATATTAACTTTTTCATTTTTCGCTATTAATGATTCAATAGTTGTATCTTCATAAGAACTCTCAAATCTGTCAGTTAGTCCTTGAATTGTACGAGTAATTGATTCATTTTTTGGGCTTGGCATTTTCTTTAAGAAAAAATGCCCACTGACACGATTGTAAGTGGTTAAGCCACACATGCCCGGAAAATCATCACTAGGTTCTAACAAATCGTTAGATATTGGCACATATCCTTCTGATGGTTCTTCTGGCATTTTTAGACCCCGTATTTATCTTCAAACCATTGTTGCATATCATCATCTTGTGCATCTGTTAATAGTTGTGGCATCCCTATAATTTCGTGAACAATGAAACCCGGTGGTGCTAATTCATTAATGTCGCTTGTAACACCAGTTCCGTCAACAACTTCACAAAAAAAGTCAACCCCCCCTTGCCTATTTGCGCCAGTGTTTAGATATTTATGGCCCGAAGCCAATGTTATACCATATTTTTCAGCCATTTGACCCTCAATCAAATCCCTTTCTGCATTGGTTAGTTGTCTATTATATTGTAATACTTCACCGATATAGCCATCTAATTTGTAAGTTGTGGGGGTATAACCCACACAATAAGGTTGAGATGTTGCCAATTTATGGTAGTTGACGGTTGCAGTACCCGCCGATGCACCATTAATTCTTAATTCACAAGAGGCCGCACCACCAACCCCATTACCACCCGAAATAGTAGCGGTTAAAACTACTGGTGTATCTACCACAGAAGTACCCGTTGCTGCTTGTATTGCTTGCCAAGCAGAACCATCACCTATCCAAAATTCCCATTGGTTGTTTGAACCAGTCATATCGCTGTATAAATTCCATCCTTTGTATGTAGCATTATTACGATTACTTACTATTCCTTCATAAGTAGCATTATCAGCACTTGTTGTCGTTACTACAATAACAGTAATATCATTAGTATTCAAATCTGCATCATAAGCCCTTTCCAAAAAGTCATTACCATCAAACTGAATTGCTGGTTTATTATTAAAAATACTAGATGGGGAACGGATAGTTGGCCGGTCTGTTCCCGCTGATGGTCCAAAATCGTGATTATTGCCACTTCTATCCACCCAATCAGCCAATGCTAATCCATCAAATGATGGATTATTAAAGTGATTAGCGTCTAAATGTAATACTAAACCCGAACTTGGTAAAAGCCCACCATAATCAAATTGAACAGGTGCAGTGGGGGTCCACCCAGCCACCGCTGCTGCACTACCCCCGGTATTTTGTTGATTTCGCCATTTCCAAGTGGCATTAGTGCCGTGGTCTATTCGTAGTGAAACAAGAGCCGGAATACCTGCTGTTGGTCTTTGTGTGGTTGGACCTGCAAAGGCCGCCGTACCACCCGTAGCGGTTAATTTTGGATTCGGGGTCACGGCGTGACCATCATCCAACAATAATTTGAAGTTATCATTAATTTCACTACGCATTAAAGTCAAAGGGGTACTGGCTGTATAAGTGGGTGTTATGACATAATAAAAGGTCCAATCACCGTCAGCCATATTTGCCCCTGTGGAGGGATATAATAGTGTTAAGTGTTCAGAAGCAAAGGGGGCGGCTACTACGCCCGAAACATCTGGTATTCTACCAAAAGTCAATGGCCCATTGACACCATGCCCATTAACCCAACCCGACCCACCATAGTATTGTTTTCCAGATAAATAGTTAGGAATAGTTGTGGTTGCGTGAACAGTCGGATTACCACCCGGCCATACCATCGGCCCTGTTGGTGGTGTTAGGGCTTCGGAGGTGGAAACGGCAACCAAACCTGCTCGATTGTTAGCATTACCACAATTTTGTTTCCAACGCCATCCATCACCCCACCCATATAGGGCATAATTTGTTGATGAAGCCACAATACCCGTTGCTTTGTTGGTCCACCAAAAAACATAATCATCATTTGATACAACATTTGACCCGTTGTATTTTTTGATGGTTGTTTTATCATTTGCATCAAACCATAAAGCCACTAAGTGGTCTAAGGGTGGCTCATAAGAACCGGCAGACCCCGAAACACCCGATGTTTGTGTTTGTGTATTAGTATTAAAACGAGATTTAGTAGCAATAAAATAGGCATCATTCCCATTACCAGTAATATCACTAAATCGTTGGTTTTGTGTTAGTCTGGCCCTTGTCATTTGGCCCGTTGGTCTTGTTTCTGTCTTTCCGGGGTCGATTACTAAATCCCCATTACCGAGAGTAAACCATACAGGGGTATTGTCAGGGTGACCAAATAGAAATCCCTGTGTATTTGGGTCATTATTTGAGGCTAATAAGGTACTTTGAACAACTACACATGGTGGCCTACCAAGTGACCCATTACCATTAAAATCAATAGCCACAATTCTCATTCTTTCAATGGGATTTACCATTGGGTCAAGGTCAACACCCCCTTCGGGCGAACTATCATGGTAGCCAAAGGAACTTACAGTACCACCAGTCATTGGGTCTGTTCCACTCACGTTTATTATAGCATTCAAATTAGAAACAGGAATACCGTCTGAATGATAAGTGGATTTTGTCACTTCGGCTTGAATATCAAGAATACCACTAGCCCACCATGTTTGTAATTGTAATTCTTCAACAGGTATTGATAATATATGCGAAGCCAACAATTCTAAAGCAGCAGGTCGTTCTATCACACCACCCATAACACTACTAGGAAAATCTCGTATTGCGAAATACCCATAATCATAACCAGCGGCTAGAGTAAGCGGGTGACCACCAGCAGGGTTTACAGGCGCAGTTACTTCTATGGTAGTGAAATCATATCCTATACACACCATAGGTAGGGGCATTAGCCCCTCATTCTCTCTCCCCACCCCATCCTTACCTTGATGGGGGTGGGCGGGGTTGCGATTATTAAAAAAATACAAATCGGGTATATCATCTTCATCTTCAAAATTCCATAAACCAACCGCATCTGGTAAAACTGTAAACGGTTGCATTTTTGGCTCAATAATCCCCCGACTTACCCTAACGCTCTCTATTACACCACGAAACTCTCCACCTTGACCACCAATAAATAAATCAGATGAGCCAGAACGTATAATTCGTTCTTCACCACCAAAATCCATATCTGCAACCAAATCAGTATTAATATACACTTTCATTCGTTTTCCTGTAAATTGAGCATTAACATATAATAATTCACGAGATGGTAAATCAAGGTCATGTGGCTTACTTTCTCCTGTTGCATAAGACCCCCAATTAGTATTCGTAACATTGGGGAAATTGTATGCCGATACCACCCTTTCAGCAGCCAAACTACCTTTTGAAGTAGTTGTATATAAATCAAATGTAACAGGACCGGGTTTGTGCGGCTCTCCTACTTTAAGCGTAAAACAATTGGGTTTATGGAGAATAACACCACCCTTATCAGGTATGAAAAATGATTCGATTGTAAATGGGCCGATTATATTATTAATGCTATTTCCTTCATTTGGTATGTGCCGTTTACCTATTTTGGTTTCATTACTTTCATAGGATGATACTTTATTACTACCACCTGTTTTTTCACTATGTGAAGCATTAAATAAATCCACACCGCTTTCACGAAACGCACCAGTAGGAACTACTAAACCATCAGTATAGCCATTTAGCCTCACGGCTTTAGAATAAACACTATGTATTGGCATATTCAAATCCCCAGTAGTTGTTCACAAGCAGCGAAAGTGAGATTGTAAAGCCAAACAGAATCACCCGCTTCATAACTTGGATTGAAAGTTTGAACTACCCCCGGAATGGCTATCCCCTGTCTAAAAAATGGGTTTGGCCTAACACTTTCACCACCTATTACATCAATTGGGTCAAATGATGTAGTGTTTTTTTCCGCAGCGTAATCAGTTCCCGGTCCAGAAGGTAAAATAAATTGCCTTAATATTTCATTTGCACCACCAGTAGCGGTTACCATAGATTCGTAAGGTATTCGTATTCCAACAATATATTTTTTAACGGCATCGGATTGTGATATGCGTAAAAAGGTAGATACATCTAATGATGATAGTGAATCCGGCATCTCTATTAAATCACCCGTAAATGATTGGGTTGATAACATACCCCCACCGGGTGAAGCATTTATGGTCATATTAATAAGGTCTTGAATTTTATCCCCTTTGCTCATTTTAGTTCCCGAAACACCATCAGTAAAGGCGGTTGTTGTGTAAAATGAACTAGCCCAATTTTGTGTTGTGCTTACACCAATTGCGCCTGTTTTCACTATTGGTGTATTACCATCACTATCTTTAGTAGTATTTGTTAAAGTTATCTTTTCGTTTGTTAAAGCGGGTATTGATTGGTCTGTTGAACTATTCAAATTATTCCCAGTAGTTTGAGTTATAGTGAAAATACTAGAAATAGCAGTTGTAACAGTATTTACTTTTACATTACCTCCCGTTAGGGCGGTGTTAATTGCAGTAGCAATATCACCTGTATTGTTTATTGTTCCACTAATATCAACTGGAACAATGCTTTTTGTCGCCACAGTTGGTGATAAAGAGCCAGTAGCATAAAACTGCAATGTGATGTTTTCACCCAACCCTGCCGTCATTTGACCTGCTGATTTGAAAACTATTTGTTTACCCCCCAAAGCCGTCACCATTGCAGCAATATTAGCATTACCCGCTTCGTCTTGTTGTTGTGTGAACCACGAAGAAAATAAACCAGTAGGGCGTGATAAATCAAAATGTGCTACTGCCCCCGTTGAACCACTAACACTATCATCATCTCTTAAAATCCCATCAACAGTAATATTCAATGTGTTTGTATTCAAGTCAAGACCTGCCCTTACACCATAAATCGGTATAGGCCATACCGCCACCCCTCTTGTAACTTGAAATGCTATATTACTTGCTTCTAGTTCTATAATTCCACCGTCTTTTCGTATTAATTGAATTTTTGGCATACTCAAACACCCCTACTAAAACCACTACCACGAGAACGGCTCTTGAATACTCTTCCTACTTCCTCACCAACTAATCGGGCTATTTTTCGTGGGTCGCCATTAGCACCAGTCACATTGATATTTACGGTTGTTTCACCACCACCAGTACCAGCACCATTAACAGTAACAGGGATGGTGCGGCCATCAGGTAGTGGAACAACTGCTTCTGTTCCATGTAGTGTCATAGGATAACCAGTTGAAGGACCAGATGCGATACCCCCTCTAGCCATTCCGGGGGCATCATCACCACCGAAACCGAAGAAACCACCAATACCATCAACAACCCACATAACAGCATCTATTAATGGTTGGATATAATCTAAAAGATTGTCTATCATTTCACTACCATAGGTCCATATTCTTGAAAATGCGTCTTGAATTGCGGTCCAAACACCAAAAATTATTTCTTTGGCCTTTTTGGTATCGCCACTTAATACCGCTACAATTGCTCTAATAACACCAACAACAGTAGTTAGAACTATTCCAATGAAGGTTAAGACCATTTTGAATCCACTCATAAATGCCTTCGCTAAGGGTTTAATATACGGCCAAATCCATTTAATAACTTTAATAACTAATGCAATTATTTCTCCCGTAGCCATTGCTACTGAACCCACAAGTTCCCCTATCACACTTATTGCATAAACAAGAAAATCAATCATTCCAGAATCTTCAAGGTAAGCAACAAAATCAGCCCACAAATCAGTTAATATGGTTATGAATTCTTCCACATCACTAGCACCAAAGGCTTCCATAATGGAATTCAAAGCAGACATAAAACCGTCATAAATATCAGTAAAGGCTGTAATTATTGTTTCAACTATCCCTGCCTCAACAAAAGCACCCAATAAAAGACCTATTGAATCATAAACGGACCCATAAAACCTGAAATAGAAATTCATTATTTCAGTAAGGGTAGGTATAACATCCATTCCAATACCCGCAGCATCGAGTTCGGGCAATACAATATCATTAAAGGCTGCTTTTATATCGTCAATGGCTATTTGTAAGCCAGCAAATATTTCCCCAATAATAGCCAAATCTTCTAACCATTTCCTTAAAGAGCCACCACCCTCATCAAAGGCAGCGGTAAATAGCATTAGACCCCCTACTACTGCAAAAATCAAACCTATAATTGGCAATATACTACTTAACATTCCCATAAATAAGTATTTTGTTGCACCAAGAACCTTTGTTAATGGCATAAATACCTTTGTTAAAAGACCAGTTGAAGCACCAACAACGGCCATTGAGCCACTTAATTTCTTTGTTGCTTCACTAGCCTCTTCTGCACCCTCTCCCACATCTCCACCAACATCACCAAAAGTAGAACTGATACTTTTTAATGCCATATCCCATTTCATATATGTTGTATAAAGTGGCCCTAATGCTTTCATTAATATTCGGTGTTTATCGGGTAAGACTGTAAGAATATCTGAATACTGTTGGAGAGTTTTTACCGTATTAACAGTATCAAGAGCCATCCCTGCGGTCTTTTCACTAGCCATCGTCTTTCAGCCTCGCATTCATTCGTTCAAAGAAATCAGTATCACTTGTAGTTCGAACAGCCCTACCCTTTGTGTTACCGAAACCCTGTTCACGCTTTACTTTATTTATAGATTCGGCTTCAATCTCCTTAAAAACAGACAAAGTAAAATAATCCAACATTACCCGTTCAGGTGTTAAATTATCCCATGAATGGGGTGGGCATTTGAAAAATTGACCTAGAAAAAAGGTGGGTAAGGCGTGTGCCAGTATTGGTATTTTTTCAATACCAACACTCAAATCACCCTCTCCGTCCCAAGTCATAAAACTACGAACATCATCAAGGGTTATACCAAAGGGCCAGCAACACCGCCAGCCAATCCCTGCATCAATGAATCAAACGAAGGTAATAATGATTGAATCGCCTCTCCTACTTCTGGTTTGAGATTCAGTAGTTCTGACTTACTCAAAATAGGGTCAGTGCGCTCAATACAAGTGCTGTAAACAAATTCCCAATATCCACCAAAATCAATATTAGGGGCCATATCCCCTTTACTATTAGGTGTAATACTAACAAATCGTGTTAAAGCATTTTGTCGTTCAATCCAAGAAAGGGGTTTAATCCATAAGGCTAGTTCCCCGAAGGGGGTATCAACTGTATGCCTAATTGCATCATTTCCTACTACTAAGTCACTCGCTTTCGCTTTCTCCGTCATTTTCATCACCATCAGTTATTGGTTCGGTTTCTTCACTTTCTTCAACTGATTCATCATCGGCAATTAATCGAGCAACAATTTCTGCTTTTGTTCCACTTACTGTTAGCCCACGCTGACTACACAAAACCTGTAAATCGGTTTTGGTTGTATCTTCGTAAGTCGTTGGTTCTGTGTTAGCAACGACTGGTGTTTCTGGTGTTGAAGGAGGTGGGGCGGGTGTTTCAATGTTATTGTGAACGGTAATACCACTAGCCGATAGGCCAGCCCCCTCCACAATACCTTTGTCTGTTATCATCCAATTAAGTAATTCTCGCCTTCCGGCAATCGTTACGAACCCTGTTAGCCTTACCATTGTTATCAACCCTATCATCCATTACTATTAGTTATTGTGATTATGACTTAAATTTTCCTTTGTTGCCTAAAAAGTCTTTTTCTTACTATTGGGTCATTTATGATAAAACACCTACAAAGTGAAATAAGGATTGGTTTCGGTTACTTTAACATGTCTTAATGCAATATGAACATCAGCGGTTACTGGCCCTTTATCATCAGGTAATGGGTGTTCAGCCTTTACTACTGTATAATCTTCAATAGTAATCGCTGCATTCTGTCTTGTTGCATGGGAACCGGGTTTTGTTAATGTCAAGGTAATATCATTACTATTGGTGTGGTGTTTACGTTGTCGCAATTCATCAAACCAACGAGTATCTTCAACTAAAGCAGAAAAACTAAGTTCATAATCACGGGCCGCTTCTGTTATTTCAGCCGCATATTGTGTTGATGCTTCGGCAACTTGGTCGGCAGCAGCATAAGAACCATCAGTACCCCGAACATACCATCTAGCCTCATTATTATTATTTATTTTCAAATCAATATTGGTAGCACGAAGTATGCTTGCGCCAAATGCTTCAAATGAAACATGTTGGAATAAATAAGGCTTTTCACCATTAACTGCAATACCCGAAACCCTACGATTTACTTGTGTATTAGCGGTATTTTCAAACATACGATGTGGTGTAATGAATTTTTCAGTTGTATCTGTAAACATACGACCCGCTTCATAATCACCTTTCACTTTTAGTTCCCCTTCACTATCTGCTACACAATTAAGATTTCCAACTTTACAACCAGAATAAACTCTCATCATTTGTTCAGCACCCGGTGTTACATCGGTTTGTCGGAATGATTGTTCAATAGTAAAAGAGGGTAAGTAAGAATACCCGAAGAAATTGTGGGCTACACCATATTTTAATTCAAAGGTGCTATCAAGTATCGCAGGGCTTCCTCTCTCCCATGCTATGCTGTTTGTGCTATCCCATGTGTATTGCATCCTTTCAACACCACATGAAGCGGCTGTGTGTTCAAATAAGAATGGTTCTTCAACATACACATATTCTGCATCTCCACCATCGGATGTCCCAACACCAATTACCCTGCGTATCTCGTGTTTGTTGAGTGTTGGTAATTCTGCATCTGCACCGGGGATTTGAACTGTGTCCTTATCCACGATTTGAATATAATCACCTATTGCGAATTTAGCGGCATTTGTAGCACCCAAATCAATTCTAATATCACCTGCTGAAATATCCGTATCAATTTTAGCCAATACATAAACTGAACGATTCGCTACTATTGCAGTTGCTACTGCACCTGCGGTAATGTCAACACAACTTGAAATGGCTGTGGTTGCACCCGCACCCGCACCATAATATCCGTATTGTACACCACCTGTATCACTTTGCTCAAGAACCTTAAAAACACCAGTTGAGCCGATATTTTCGAAAATATCATTATAATTAGATGTATTGATATTCACTACACCATTACCAGCAGCAGATGTACCGCTACCAATAGTGGTTTTACCACCAATCAAACAATCTGCATTGATAGCAATATCTGTTCCACCACCACCCGCTATACCCGTTGCTGTTGATGGTGCAGTAATTACTGTCACATCTTCAACTTGTGATATATCACCCACTTGTTGTGCATAAAATGCCGCAGTAGCGGGTTTTATGTTAAGAGGTGGTGCTGATAAAATAGTATCTGCGGCAGTAACATTCGAAAACTCGCCTAAACCAAGAGCAGTGTGACCACCAAGAGCATATTTGAAAAAGCGTAAACTGTGGGCATTCGTGTCAAACGCCCCACCACTAAGGGTTTCTTTACCGCTAGTCAAAACATTAACATCACGCCCCATCCCAACAATGTGTTGTTTCCTTACATCTATTTCTGATTCGGGTAGTGAAAATGAGTTAAGTAATCCTAAGAATTGGTCTGCTTTGATACGCTCATCCGTTCCGGGGTTACAAGACGCATCAAAAGTAGGAACACGAAGGTTATCAATAAGGAAATACTTGTCACTTGTTCCTACTACCGCTGCACCTACTGTTGCTAATCGTGGTTGAATAGTAATAGTATCAGCGTCATTAGCAGTAATATAAAAGGTGCGTTTTGTTGAAGAATAATCATCAAGTAGATGGTTACCAGCCGCATCATAAAATCGCAAAGTTGCCCCAACAAGCATATTTTTAGGGACCATCATATTACCAGCCGTATCAACCCAATACATTCCTTCGCCCACATGAATTGTGGATGTGTTTGTGGTTGGGCCTACTTGAGTCGTTTTCCATCCATCGGTGGCTGTTGTTCCATCGACCCATGTTCCTGTTCCGTGGCCGATAAGACCAGTCTCTTTAGCCAATGATACTTCGGCCAAATCTCCTTTGTAAACTAAATTCGTTGCCATATTTCTCATCTCAAATTATTTCTAATGGTTGTGCGAAAGTCACTACCTCCACCTGCATAGTATAACGGAACAACCTCTTGCTACGGTCTGACAAATCGGTTCTCGTTTTGAAGATTGCCCTGTCAAAGTTACTACCATCACCTTTTCGGTTCTTATGGATGATGCGCCGTACCTCATCTCTTAGGTCACTTAAACGCTCACGCCCCTTGACTGTTCGCATATCAATTGTTAAATTAACATGTTCATTTACGAAATCAAAAAGTAGTTCTGGTTGGGCTTCATTGTGGGCTGTTTCAAAAATTCTGATTATGTCGTGGTCTTGAAGTCTGGTCCTTTTTCCCTCTCCTACATCTAATGTAGCAATATCTAAAATAGATGGTTTAGGTGATATATTCCAACCAGTGTCTATTAAAGACTGGATTGCCGAAATTGCATCAACCATTTATCATCAACTCACTAATTCGGCTTCCGCTTGCTCAACATCACTAGCGAAAGGACTTGATATTTTATGACTTTTCATTATGTTGGCTAATTCTTCATCATTTAACCCACCATATTCATCAGCATTATTTTTCTCAAAAATTAATAGCCGTTCTAAATGGTTTGGCTCTAATGATATTTGCCGCTGTTGCGCTAACAATAAATTCTTAACAAGTCGTGATTTCTTTTCCCAAAATTTAATAATTTGTGGATGTGGTACTGTGGCTTTCATACATCATCACCCCTCATTGCGTCTATACCTGCACCTGTGGCTTTGTCTTTAACATCACATACACGACAAAGATGCTTTCCCGAAAGATTGCTCGCAATAACACCATACGACCCACAACCTTCACAATTATCAATCATTTTACCCGATGCGGTCCACCGGCGTTCTTTTTTAATTTCCATCTTAACCGCCCATACCTGCTACAATTATACTTTCTTGGAATGGCACTAATAGTTTTTGTACTTCGGCTTCTAATTTTTGGTGTTTATTACTTAAATCAACATTTTGTGTTCCTTCGGGGAATAATACAGAATAATCATCTGACATAATTATATCCATAACTACCAATTTAGTACAAGCCTCACTGATAGATTTTTCGACATACCGTTCACCATAAATATAAGCCATTCTCAAAGAATGGTTCTCAAAGAATGGGTATTCATTGTTGAATAAAATCATGCCATTTTCTTCAATGGACCACCATGATTTTTGCCGTTCTTCATCATTAATATCACACTTGAAACGAATTTGTAAAATTTCAGCATTTGCGGCATTCGTAATGTTTTGGTCAGAATCAAGAATAGCAATGGCTACATTAGTAGTAAAACTATTCACCATATCAGTTACTATGGTGAAAATATTACCAACTCTTGAGCACAAAGCGACCCTATTAGTTGTACCATCAGACAAATAAACAACACTATGACCATTGACAAAGGTTGAACCATCTGCCACTACAAATCCTGTTATTGTCGTGACGGTAGCAATTGTAAATGTAGCATTAGCACCACCTGTTGAAACTGTAATTGTGTCTCCTGTTGTATATCCCGTACCAGCCGCATTAATCGCAAGAACAGTAATGACACCACCCACCTGTGTAACATCTACTGTTAGCCCTGTGCCTGTGCCACCAGTTGTGGCTACGCCCGTTCCTGTTGAATACCCTGTTCCACCACCCACAAGAGTTATTGTAGCAGGGCTACCAACAAGTTCTGAAACAGTTGAAGAAACTGCCGTGTGGAGATTTCCAACGTAAGTCAAACCAGTATTGTGTGTCACCGCTATTGTTGCGTTTTGCCCCCCTTCTGTGCTACGCATTGACGATATTTCCACTACACCATCACCCGCATCACTATTACCGACCGCCAAAAATTCGTGATGCACATTAAGAGCAGCGGTTGAACTTGTGGGTGTTTCTGATGTTAATGAACCAATAGCAATAGCCGCTTTGTTAAATTCGGGGTCCAAATTAATTAAAGCGGCTAAATTATCAGCAGTTGATTTATGGTCAAATTCGGCTCGCCAATTGGTACTGGCTGACCCATCCGTTAAAGTAGCCGTTCCATTAGCACCGGGGCAAAGAATAACACTTTCACCCGATAATAACGTATGGTCACTAACTTTCAACCCAACACGAGCACAAGCCATCTCCCTGTAATAGTCACCCTGCCATGCACCCATTTTCAAAACCTGTTGAATAGCACCATGCTTAACGAACACAGCACCTACATAATCTGTATAGTATCGGCGTCTAAAAGGCTTAAAAGTAGTGAAATTGAGATATTCTTCGGCAACAATACGGGGTCTCCAAGCATGCCTAGTAACAGTATCGATGTAATCCTGTCTATTACGAATAAGAGTTTTAACATGACTTTTTTTAATTCCTCGTTCATTACTATTAGTAAATACACTTTGATTTTGCACATAAGCACTGTTGGCTGTGGTGAAAGACCCACTACCAGTACATACTAGGTATATTTGCCCACTAGAACCTACTGATGCGATAGAAGCAATAGTGTATGTAGTGCCAAGAGCAGTAACATCATCATAAACTAAAATAGTATCTGCTACCTCAAACCCCCATCTTCGGTAGTTAGCACCCGTGATAGGGAATTTAATGCTACCACCATCAATGACACTGTTACCCGCCAATGCTACTGGGTCTGGTAAAGGTAGTTGTAAATATTCAGATACTAATTCAGTTGTGGTATAAATTAAATCATCAGGATAAAGGGGTTGACTTGGCCTATGACCCGGTGTAAATGTGCGTGGCATTAAACCACCTTCCTACCCACGGAATGGTGACCTAAATTATAATCCATTGGACCAGAACATACTGCACATTTAGGGGTCCAACAAAAATGCAAAGTGCCGCAACTTAAACATCTAGTACCCGAACCAATATTTTGAATATTTTTTCGCTCGTTGCCTTTGATGCGGATTCGTTTTGTTGTACTATCTTTCATATTCTCTTTTGAAAACGGGCTTTCAGTTTCCTTTACAGAAGATTTGCGCTTATTGGCAATTTCCGCCATACGCACTTTACGGCGTTTTTCAATGTCAAGCATTTCGCTTAAATCAATGGTTTCTATTTCCATTTGACCCATGTGTTGTCACCTCGTAAGGCGACAACCTCAAGCCCTGCTGCCAGTAATGATTAATTCCACACTTAGAAGTGAAAGGTCTGTTGTGGCGGCACATTCTACTAATGGGGCTTGTAAGGCATTAGCCGCAATATCAGCAGTTGGGGTTTGGTCGTTTAGAGCATTACCACTTTCGTACACCTTTAATGTCTTGTTGGTTGCATCATATCGAATGATGTGACCTGCGCTATCCATACCTGTCACTAGAACTGAATCCGGATTTGCGATATAGGTTGTTGCGTCAAATGCTTCTCCACCTGTTGGATATGATGCGTCAAAAGCCACACTTACGAATGCGGTGATTTTACTACCACTTACACTGTTTCTTTTCGTGTTAGTTACTGTCAATGCCATGTTACTCATTTCTCCGGTTGTCGTTGTTATTTAATAGTGTTACCCTCAATCATATACTATAACTACGAATAGTGAACCTGTACCAGCGGTCCAAGCACTGGTTGTTGCGACCTTTATTTGCACCGTTCCGCATACCAATCCAGTCCACGGGGTGGGGTCGTCTAACGCCACACCATTTACCGTACCTCCACCATTAACCACCAAATGATTTGCGTTTGCCGCTGTTCCATCACTGGTAGCACCACCTTCACTTGTTTGATAGTGATATGGTAGCCCTGATGTGGATTTAAAATTAAGAGCAGTAATAGCCGTATGATAAGGATAAAGAGCAGGTGAAGTATGCCCATCAGTCAAATCTGCTGCAAGTAATTGAAAAGAGCCAGTATTTGTTCCCACCGCAACATCACAACGGGTAGCATCCACATAGATATTGTGAACCTTACCATTTAACTGCACATCAGCCGTTGCCGATGTGTTACCTGCCAAATCTGCTTGAGTAAACTCATAAACTAAACGATTTACACGAGTACGAGAACCATAGCGGCCTTCGCCGTCATTGATGCTGTTTGCGGTTATAGCCATCATTCATCACCTTCGGCTGAAAGTGCCTCGGCACGAGCCGTAAGGGATGCTCTTGTGGCGGTTCGAACTACGGTTTCGCCCCGTTCTCTAAACCATTTCATCATTTCCCCACGGGTCCATTCGGGGTCAAAGAGTATTTCTTCAACTTCTGGTTCCTCTTCAACCACTGGTTCCTCTTCGATTGGTAGTTCCTCTTCAACCACTTCTGGTTCCTCTTCAATAACATCAAGCATTTCTTTGTTAGATGGTGTTGATTTAAGACCTTGAACATCCCATTGAGGGAAACCCGGTTCTTTGAATTGTACTGCTAACTCATGTGGTATATCATCTCGTTCCATACCACGAGAAAATCCGTAAGTGCTACCCTCGTGTTGAAATTCAACATAAGGGCGAGTTCCAATATATTTCACTATTGTCATATTCTCACTCTCCTATACCGACTCAACGGTAAAGGATTGTGAGTCGGTGAGTATCACCAGCAGTGCCAGATGCTACTGTGAATTGCACTTCACCTGATACAATGGTTGGGATGGTTGGTTCCTCAAAGCCACCTGATAGGTTCTGAATACCGAGAATTGCGTATGCACTTGAACCATTTACACCAGTAATTGTGGTGTCGTCAAAGTTTAGTTTTGTTAGTGTGCTTGCCGAAGTTACAATCAAATCCACAATCAATAGATTCAATCCACCTTCTGCTGCGTTGCTACCAATTGGTGATTGAAGCCATGCTGTGCTTGCAGGGTCACTACCTGCCCACATTCTGGTATCTAATACTACTGCGCTTGTTCCTTGCGTAATGTTTGCTGTTGCCATTTTTCATCATCTCCTATTTTTAATTCCTCATATTCAACTCAAGTCACGAATCTTCCCACTTGCCTTAAAGAAAGTGCAAGCCAATTCTCCCATTGTATGGAATAATCCCATTTGACCTAGACGGTTGATACCGAATGGGTCACCTGTTTCAATTCCGGACTCGTGGTAAAGTGTAGGTTTTGCTGTTGTGAACCATAGATAATCAGTATCTAGGAAATACATACGACTTGAACCACCGCTTTCCTTGTGAACATCCTTTGATGGAATGATTGGTACACCGTTGTAGGTTGCTACTACGAATCCACCTTGAAGGCCCGGAACACCCTTTACGCCATTGACGCCGGGTGTTACACGCTTCATTTCAACGAATCGCTGTTGTGGCTGCAAGAGTTGTTGAATGGTCTCAATGGTATCATATCCAGTAAGGATAACCTTTGGCTGACCACCAGCCTCCCATACTTGTCGGAACATTCCATCAAGTGTATTGAGAGTTAATGCTCTTTCTGCGCCTGTTGCACCTGCATCCACCTGTGCGTCATACCATGAAGCACTACCACTGCTGGCACGAGTTAGGTTGTAGATGTTGTGGTCTGTAAGTGCGCTTACATCACCGAATGCCGCTGTTTCCACGAAAGACGAGGAAGTAATGCGGTCAAGTGATTCAAAGTCGTTACCTGCTGGTGTATCAATGTCTGAAAGCAACATTTGGTTAATACCTTCACTGTGTGCCTTTGCCATTTCCATCTTCATAACTGCTCTTGCATCTCCAAGACCATCATCCTTGTCTGCCAAGAACATTGCTGTTTCTGACAAGTCAAAGGTGTTAGCGACTGTCTTTGGCTTGGTGCTGACATGAGCAAAGGTTGGCTTGGTTGTTTCTGGTAGTGTTGCATTTTCACCAACACCAGTTAGCGCACCCGGCTTTGCGGTTACGACTCTCCAACCACTCTTTTCCCACGGTTTCTTAGGTAGAATGCTAAAAGCATTAAACTCTTGATTAAGTTGGGACCAGACCTTTCGGCCAAAAATTGCTTGGTAAGTTCCTCCTGTGCTGCTCATCAAAGGCGCATCTGCCTTCAATAAGTCTGTTCCTGAATACGCCCATGCGTTCTGGCCTGTGCCAGCCCCATAGTAAAGGCGTTCCATATCTTCAATTGTACGAATATATCCTGTGCTACCACTCATTTAATCATCTCCTATTATTCTATGTTCCCCTGCAAGGCTCTTTGGCCTAATTCTTCTAATGCTTTCCAACCATCGATTCCATTACCTAAAGCGGCAAATTCATCGTGGGTTGGAACTCTTACATCCGATTGTGCTGGAACTGGAACTGCGGATTTTTGTATTTCCGCATTATCTGTGCGTAGTGATTCAATTTCAGCCTTTAGTGCTGCAATTTGTGAGCCGTGGTCGTTTTCCTTTTGAATTGCCAACGCCTGTTGGGTTTCTGCTTCATAGCGGTCATTCCATTCTTTCTCAACAAGTGCCTTTACTGCCTCTTCATCACGAATAGCAGAATAAGCACCGTAACCACGCTCAAGAGATTGTGGTGAAAGGTCAAGACCTTGCTTGATAACTTGTCGGTTACCTTGTGGTGCAGGGTTTTTCATACCTGCAACTTGCGGTTGCTTGATTACATACTTGTTAGATTTTGCATTAGGCAACTTTGGTGCAGAAGCGAGTGTTGCATCTTCACCACTACCAATCAAGTCGCCTTGACCACGGTGATTAAAGCCATGTGAACCATCAACACCAACCATGTAAGATTTTCCAAGACCAAAGTGGTCTCGTACTGAATTCAAATCAACACCCTGTTCATGTGCAAATTTTTCCAAACTGTCGATGTAAGCAATTGCCGCTTTCTCATCAACATTCGTCTTTTCCACATGCGTAGTAGTTGGTTGTTCCTCCACTGCATCGTTTTCTTCCAATTTCTTTGTTATACGTGATAAAGCATCACGCACTTCGCTTAGGGTTTCTGTTCCATTTGTCATATCATCATCATCCATTTTTAGTAGTGTATATTGTGATTCGGGGTTAATACCCTTTTTGCACAGGGTAATCTCATGTAGTTCCATATCTGTAATTTCACGGTGTGAACCGTGTTCAGGTGTAGTCTTATTAATTCTGAAAAGTGCTTGACCACCGATGGAAAATGCTCGTAATTCGCCACTGCGAACCTGTTTTTGCACTTCACGGGCCTTTTCAATGTCATTGCGAATTTTACAAACAACGAATAAACCGTGGTCGTCAACTTCTGATTTCCAAACTCGCCCTTCACTATCACTATAACTAGGGAGAACTTCACCAACTTGAATCCCACTGTGTGCTAATTGCACATTGCGGTATGCTTGATTCTCCATGAAGCCATTAAATGCCTTTTTGAGTGCAGATACAGGGATTCTATCTCCCTGCTTATCCACCATATCAACACTAGCATAGCCCGCTATTACCAAATCTCCATTATTATCTGACTTCAAAATAAAATCAGAACCAACGGCAGACCAAATAGCAGTAGCGGCTGTCATTGTTTCGCTCAATTTTATGTTTTTATATTTAATACTACTGTTGAGGGCTTGCCCCTTCAGGTGGCATTGGAGGCATCGGTGGTGGTGTCGGTTCTTCCTTAACAGGCACATTCACTTCTGCCTCTTCCTTTTCCTCTTGTGGTGTTTTCACAGGAAAACGCAAAGTTGCGTTAGAGCCTTCAATTTCAATCTCACCTTCAATTCCTTCACCCTCTTCATCAATTGTTTCTATTTTGATATGTTGTGGTTGTGGTGGCATACTACCATCTTGGGTTCGATATGGGTCAAACATTGGTGTTGCCTCTTCATCGGTTAGTTGTGTAGGGCCACGAGGCGCAGTAAGCATATCCATCATTCCAGACCACCCTCCACTTTGAACACTTCCAGTTACACGAGCAAGCGGGCTACCCATATTTTCAATTATTTCATCATCAATTGCTTCATTGACAGACCACAAACCCTCTTCGGTTCGTTCTAAACCATATTCACCACCAAATTCTGTTAGCATTTCTTCTGTAAGGCCACTTATTTTGGCTTTCAATTCCGCTGGTGTGAGTGATTCATTCATATCTGTCAATAATTTACGGGCATTAATTAGTAAATGTTGAGAATTAGATTCGTTACCTGCTGTATCTAATAATGCGGCACGAGTAAACACCATACTAGACTTAGTAGTAATAGTAGGTGGATAAAGACCCACTTGTGGTATATCGTACTTTAACAAATGTGTAGCAACTGGCCCCCACAACCCCACCTGCATTTTAGCATGAATAGCCAGTGGGCTATCTGGTATTATATTTTCAATGTTTAGGATTTCCCCATTCCAAGAGCCTTTTACTAATAAGGGGGTGGTGTGACCAACATATTCCAATACAATATTACCATTGCGTGATGAAACATTGGGTATTGGGCCATTTATTTTAGTTATATCATCACCGTTTGGTGAAAACAATACCCAACGATGGTGTGTTTCTTTACCTTTAATGAAAGCCGAATTAGCATCACGAAGCCATGTTTGGTTTGTTTCAATAGAATCTATATTTTTTTGTAAGCCATCTCTATCGGTAAATTTACAATCAATAGGCATAGGGAATGAAACACCTTCATCAGTTTCATACATTGTTCGCAATATTTGTAGCCTATCTTCTAATGGTTCCATGTGTATATCATCCCCCTTATGAACCAATAAGTCGATAGCCCTGAAATGTTTATCTTTCAAAACACCATCAAAAACACAATCACCATCCTGTTTACGAATACTATCACGAACCTCACCGGGTAAACTAATGTCTTTACCTCGTGCGTTATGGGCCTTTATGTGACCACCTTGTTTAGTGATGTAAAGGCGTTTACCTTCTGGTTTACTTTGAACCACCCAATCTCCACTAAATCCTTTCAAATCATCCACTGAACTCAAATCATATATTGTGTGGGCAGGTTGTACTATTTTTTCAAAGACCCCGGTTGGTTCATAATCATCCGATTTCCATAAGTCACCACTTAAAATTGGTGTATGGCCCCTCTCATTTGTAGCAAAAAGAGCAGGTATATCATTAATTTTAGGTTGCATTTGATGGTCTATGATGATAGGGTTTACTTTTTTGAGATGATTTTCGTGAACTGTTCGTTGTAATGTTTCAAATGGTTTGTCTTTTACATCAAATTGTATTCCTTGTTCATCATTATTCCATTTATACGCAAGTGTAGCGGGCATTTTATGGCCCCAAGCATCCATATCTCCAGATAAATATACTGGTGGTGTTGTCGCCATAGAATTTGGATGAACTGGCCCAACTGGTACTTCTTGACTAACTAAACCGTCACCAACAAACTGTGGTGCAATTGTTTGATGATTTGTATTCCCTCTCATCATCTGATAGTTGGCTGCTTGTGCTAACTGTTGCACATTACCACGAGCAATCGTATTTGCTCTAACATCAGTTGGGTCTATCGGGGTGAATAAGTTAGAGCCATACTTTTCCATTAGTGGTATTGACATATCTCTCATCATCCTACCTATATTTTCATCACTATTTTCATAATGGTCGTTATGATAACTATGATATTCTTCATCTCCTGTGTGTCTTTCAGAACTTGAACCACCACGGGGCCAACCCATATCAGTATGGGCGTTTATCACACGACCCAATGGATGAAGAGTAAGTGCTTCTGATGGTAAAATCATCCTACTACCATTACCCTTTATTTCGCTTGGGTGAACTTGGTGGTGATTCGCCACAGACGACCAAAGACCCCTGCGCCGATTAAGAGAACGCACCCGTGGGTGGTCAGAATCAGATTCCCAACCAGTAGCGATTGCAGAACGATGTGGGTGGTTCAAAATCCTTTCATCATTTGCGGTTTGAGGGAAAAAGGTTGAACCGCTACTGTGAAAACCATCACCACTATCACTTAATGGATGTTCTTTATTGTTCACCATCCCCATCAATTCATCACCAAGCCAACCACTAAAAGCCGCTGGATATGATTGTTTCAATACTTCGACCAGCGAACTACCATCTCGCCCCACACCCCCTCCATGTTGAAAGGGTTGCCAGTGATGATGTGTATGAGATGGTAATATCTCTTCATTATCATTAATATATGGAGATTTATAATGACCCAAACCCGATGGTGGTAATTCTCCCGACACTGGCCCGTGTCTATCAGAAGGTCTTTTCCACCAATTTAATAATGGCATAAATCTTTCAAACCAATTGCGCTTTGCCCTCCCCCATGAAATTCCAGTTTCGGGCGCAAAATCATTCATAATTTTTCTAGCATTGCCCTCTTGAGCATTTTCTGTTTGACCTAATTTTTTCAACATATCCATAAAAGATTCTCTTTGCTCAAAAGAATTCCATTCTAAACCAAATAAATTAGATAGTAAACCCATTTTTTCCCAATCTTGCATTTTATACTCTTTATACTCATCATCACCCAAAAAAGAATGCCTACCCTCTCGGTCGTCTTTGTATAATTGATGTTGGGTTTCGTGGGGTCTGCCCATTAATGCTTCAAATTCTTGTGGCATTATTCCCAATCGTTCATTATTAGCCATTTGTTCAAGAACATTTCGACTATCCCATAAATGTTCAATGAAGTGTGGTTCACCCCATTGACTACCATGTAATAATGGCATCGTGGGTAGTTCTCTTGAAAAGGGATGCCTCTTTCCAAACGCATTGTTTTCATCTGCTTGGGGCCAGTCTTGAGCATAAGTTGTCGCAAACTTACGTTGCCCTGCTAAAAAATCATCATAGGCATCTGGTAAACTTAAATTGGTAACTGGTGATGGGTTATCTATATTCCTCATTGAATATGATGATGGATTTTCCATATTCATCATACCAAGTAAAGCGGTATCTTCCTTTTCAATCTCTTGACCACTTTCATAAAAATCCGCAAATGCCTTCAAATAAATATTAGAATCAAATGGGTGATTCGTCACCAATGACTGAAAAGCATCGGTTCTTATTCTAATGAATTCTTCTTTATCCATTTTATCACCCCTTAAGAGAGGCGACCCGCTATATTTTCTATTTGGCTGGCTATTTCCTCTATAAGCCCAACATTGCCGTAATTACCACTTTTCTTTATTTGTGCAAGGCGTTCTTCCATTGGTGCTATATTCCAATTACCATCTGCTCGATTGCCACCATCGTTTAGGTGCATGTGCAAACTACTACTCTTTTCATCATAGCCTGTTTGTGATACTGATGGTATTTGGGCCTTTTCAGATATGAACGTGTTTTTTCGTGAAGGGGCATCAGTATAATTAGGTAGCACTTGATTGGTGCTATAACCCCTTGATTCAACTGGAATGCCGCCACCGTGGTCGTAAAATTCCGGTACTGATGATTTGTCAGTTGGCTCTTGCTCATACTTGACTACGATACCTTTGCTCTCTAGGAACTCGGTTGTCTTATCCATCTTCGTTTTAATGTCTGATGGCTTACAACTCGGACAGTATGCCGACCCGCTATCATCTGCGGCTTCGTGGTGCAAACCCTCATAATTCCTAATTTCCGCAGAACAACCTTCCTTAGAACAAATCCGTTCTTCCTTCCCAAAGTTAGGCTTATCATCGTCACCCTCTTTGGGCTTGTTATGCTTCTGTTTCTTGGATTTGGGTAGTTTTGGTTTTTTCTCATCACCCTTGTTAGGTTTGAAAGAACTCGCATCTGGTCCACAAACACATGGATTCGGGGGGCAATCATTAGAACAATATGTATTTTTTTGAATTACTGCACTTTCCAGTTCTTTTACTATTTGTAATAGTTCTCCTTCAAGAGTCTGTGCTGGGTCTTTCCATGTTGGTTGCATTTGTTATCACCTATACTTTAATGAAGAGGGGGTTTGATTAGGGGATGGCATTGCCTTTTCCATCTCTTTCCACTCATGTAGTGTTTCACTGGGGCTTTTAACAATTGACGAATCAGTATTAAAACCAGAAGTAAATGTTGTTTCATCAATTTCACGCTGCAATGGGTCGAATACCTCTTCTGCCATTGGTGTTACGGCACGAAGCCACCCTGCCTTTTTCATCATGGTTTCAGGGTCATCCATTGCTTTGAGTAATGATGTATTATGTGATTCTAATGTATCTATTCGCTGACGGAGAGTGCGTATCTCTTCGACCATCTCTTTGAGTAAGTCTGCTGTTGCTTCACCAATATCGTCAGTCATATCACATAGCCCCCATTCCGGGTGGCATTCCACCCATTGGTCCGGGTGAAGGCGCACCACCGGGTGGCATACCCATTGGACCGGGTGCTGGCATATTTTGAAGGCCCATCAATTCGGGTGGCAAACCACCCATTTCATCACCACCGATAGGATGATTTGTCATACTCGCATCCATATTACGAACTGCACCCACCCCTTTTCGCAGTTGTTCAATAGCATCTCTAAAACTTTGTAGTAATTCTTGATGTACTTCAACAGGCATATCGTCTAAATTGTCACCATAACGAGTTTGCCCGATTGTTCCAACATGGGCGGTAATATCAATTGCCATTTCAGATAAGCGTTGTTCCAAATCTGAACACATCTCTTCTGTTGAAGAATAGACTTTGGGGCTATTTGTTAAAGCATCCATTTCTTGAAGTGTAGGACCACCAGACATTTCAGCACTTGGTGGTGGTGTAAGTGGTGCTGGTGGTGTAACTTGAGCCGGCATATTGGCTAATTGCCCACCTTCACCAGTTGCATCGTCAGCCTTTCTTAGTAAATTATGTTGAAAATCAATAACCTGCATACGGCCCGCAATATTAGGTTCAGACCAATATGTCATTAATATCACTCACTTTGGGGTCTCCAAATAGTTGAGGAACGGCCCATGCGTGAAATACCAAGAACAACTGCCCCTTCGGTTCCATCATAATCGCTCACAGTATTGTTGTGTTGTGAAATGTTACCCATAGGCAATCCCTCACCAACTACCCCTTCACTATCACTTTTTGTAATGCTCGCTGTTTGTTCAAATGATTGTACTAAATTCAAATCTTTTTTGAGAGCAGAAAGGGCATTTTCAGCATCTTCAATGTGCTTACTAACATCTTCTGTATTCTTATGAACCAGTGCATTTTGCATTGCCTCTAGGCTCGCTAAAGCCCTACGAGCCATAGGTTCCATTTTTTCCAATAATCCAAAATCAAGAAAGCCGTCTGTCATCTTAACCACCCCTTCCGAAAGCCTCCCATTTATTCAAGGTTCCCCTTTATTATAACCCATATCTCCGATTCATATTATTTATGCGCTCATCCACATTCTTTTCTGAAACACTTGCTTTGTCCCTTTTATCCTGTTCTGTTTGGCTCATGTGGTGCTCACCATCAAAGCGACTAACATCTTTAGGTGATTTGCCCCCACTTCGCCTACTATTGATATTTAATTGTGAATCACCCTCCATGCGTAAAGGTGGTAAATCAGTATCAAGTGTAGTCATAAGAGCAGCGGGTACTGGAACTGACCCATGTATGGGGTCTGATGTGGTACGCTTCAATATATTAGCCATTGACGGGGGTATATTATCCCACATTGCTTTTTGAACTGGTGCAGGTGCTACTGCCCCTTCGGGTGGCATCGGTGGTGCGGGCGGTGCTTCCTTGTAATCGAAGTGCAAATAGCCATCATCATCACGGAGGGATGCTTCATAGCCCGATTGTTTCATTTGCATCATGTTCCTAATCGCCATTTCATCACGGCGCATAGTCATAATTTCATCTTCCTCTTCATGTGGTTGTAAAGACATTTTCCATTCAGTAATTTGTAAGGCTTGTATTAATAATGGTAGTAGTTTATCATTGTATAAATTTTGACTAGCGGCTAAAGCACGATTAGTCACCACGATTTGCATACCTTCATTGTTAAGACCTCCACCAGATACATCATTCATAAACACATTTGATACACCAAAGAATGATGAAATACGCTGTCTAATGTCGTCTTTAATAGGGATATATTGTAGTTCTTCAAGTGTGTCCATCATACGAACATACTCAAGGCCACCACGCCCACTCTCCGTTTCAACACCAACAGTAGGGATATACTGCGGGTCACGCTCAAGGTGTTCCTGTATGTTTCGTGCTGTTCTCTCCACCGTTTCAAGGTTGGATGATTTGATAACCATAACCCCTCTTGGCATCCTACGCTTTTGATATGCAGCATAGACATAATTATCCATAGCAATTAATGTATTCACTTGACGCCATAATGTGGCTACTGGTGACCGCCCATACAATTTAGATGGTGACCATTTACTGATATGAATAACCTCACCTTCGGTATAGACTTGACCTGCACCTACACCCGCCAAATTCATAAATTGAATAGGTATTACTGGTAATCCAGTTTTAGGGCATGTTTCATCAGGGTCACTGGTTCGGAATGAACGGTCAAGTAAACTTGTATATTGTTTACCTCCACGAATACCCCTCTTATCAGCAACAATACGCATAAAAATTGGGTCAGCACGAGTTATCTCTTTGATGCGATAGAATTTTGGTTTGCCCGTAGCAGGGTCTACAAAGTATTCTTTTGTTAGGATAATATAAGCATCATCAACGATATTCAAATCCATCTCAATTTCACGTAAAACTTCAAGGAATGATTGCCCCATACGGTTATCACTTTCAAGTAGTGCCTTTGCATACTCTAATTGCCCTTTATCCGCAGGGCGTGTTTCAGAACCGCACTTTTCACATTCTTTTATTTCTTTATTGTATGTTTCTTCACATTCACGACATTTCGCCACAAATTTCGGTTCCCATTTCCAACCTTTTCGGAATGTTTCAGTAGCCAAATGATTGAGAATTGAACGCAATACTAAACATTCATACGCAGCCGCATAAAGAGCAGGGATGGTAATTCCTTGTAATAGTGGTGGTTCTTGAACACCAGAAGTAAACAACGGCATTTCAGGTGTTGGGGTGCTATGTCGCTCCATATCGACCCCAAGAGCCGCAAAAAGACGGTCAATTCGTTTCTTTTCAGTAGTCATTAATAATCACCTCCTTCCATTTTTCTATTTCCTCTTCTGATACATTCCATTTTTTTAGAAGTAATGGTTGTTTTTTAAGTGATGATTGTTGATATGCCATAATCCTACCAGCATTTTCATTTTTCTTAATAGCAGAAATTAGAATACATACTTCGGATTCTTTTTCCCCTAAAAATGGCATAGCCAGTTGAGAGGCTTTAAGAACTGCTTTTTCACCCTCAAACACAAACTGCCGACCCTCCCATGTTATATTTTCCACACCCAATTCCTTTTTTAGAATAGTGGTATAATCACCGGCTCTTTTAGTATTAAATGGTAATAAAATTCGTGGCTGGCCTAAACTACCAATTTCCACCGAACCACCGACTTCCCACAAACTACCAATAAATGGGCCGACCGCTTTGAGGAATATTGGTGGTTTATTAGTACCATAATAAAGGGTTCTATCATCAGACTTTTTACCTTGACCCACCACTTTCACATCATACAAAAACCCATACGATTTAATCAAAGAACCTAACTCTTTGGTATTGGCACAAACGCCATAAGAAGTCAAAGTTAGCGCATTCATATCACCGTGTTTTCGTATGGTATCATAAGTAGTTGAAAGAATGTTTCTTTCACGGCGACTTAGACGTTGTTCAGCATTTAGCCTAATGTTCCATTGTTCCCATACTTTTTCAATATTATCACCCCTCTTCAAAGCCGCTAGTGTTTGCCTTAATGGTAATTCTAATCTGTTGGGATAAGAACGTAATAAATTAAAATCATTATCACGAAGTTGCAGTAATGACCAATCCTTATCATCCCACCAATCAAATGTTTTCATTATTGCATTTTGTTCATTTTTTAACATATCGACTACTTGGGGTATTAATGACTCTTCACCACCCTCTTTCAATAATTCAATTAAATCCCCACCATTAATACCAAAACTATCCATAAAAAAGGATTTACCAACATACGCTACATCGGTCAATTCTGTTCCCGGTTGCTCATCTGGTATTGATTCATTTTCATTGCCTTGTAATCCTTGAATATCTCCATCAGGTGCAAGGGATTGTTCTTGTTTTGGCTTTTCAAGGGCTTGTTGTATTTGCTCTATGGTTTCCTTTGAACCTTCTAAATTTTGGTCTAAACCTTCATTTGTTGATGGTTGTTTAATACCACTATCTAGCACTTTATGGATAGCATCTTCAATGCTTCGTATTTGTGGGTCCCAGTGTATTTCTATCATGCGTCTGCCCACCCTAATCTCTTGGCCCATGATGAACCATCAAGAACTACTATATTGTCTTTATATTCCTTAGTCGCTTGTACTGCCAAAGCCAAAGCGATTACACTATCGTCATGTTTACCCAATGATTCCATTCTCCCGTTTGGTAACATAGTAAACATAGATAGTTCGGATAATAAAATATCTATTAGTCTAAGAGTAGCACCTTCATCCTTTTGAGGGATAATCAAATGCCGTTGTTCAAAGTGCAATTGAAGTGCATGGATAACTGCCTCTTTACGCATACGACTCATAGTAAAGGGTTTGATAGGTAAATCACTAATCTCCTTCAATACTTGATGGAATGCCTGTGCGAAATTGTTTGTTTCCAATTCAACAATAACTGGATTGTACCTAGCACTTAACTCTATGATTTTATCAATTTGAGAGTTAAAATCCATACCCTTTTCACGGTGCATCCACACTATCCGCTTATGTCGGTTTTCATCCATAGCGATAACTACCATACAAGTATAATCGGCTTTTCGGTCAGGGCTAATAGCGGGGTCCCAACCAATGTAGTAGTTCTCTTCAACATCATCATCACCTTTTTGTGAATCAAACTCAAAGGCATAATCAGCATTTTTACACGGGTCGGTCATTTCGTTAGGGAATAAACTAGATTCACTCGCTATTGGTTTACATAGATATTCACGAGTAAATGCAATAGAAGTCATTTCATTACGGCGAGAGTGTAGTGCTTCTAGTGACCACCGATTAGGCCATAGGGGTTCACCAGTAGCCTCACTAATAGCGGGGTATTCCCTCACTTCATACCCACTTAATGATTTCAATTCACTATACAAATCAGTATAGGAGAACGGCGTTCCAACAATACACAGTTGCGCTGTGTGGTGAAGCACAGGTAATAGAGCAGTATAGAACCATTGAGCAATAGAAGCCAATTGAGTATCGGCTTCACTAGATAATATATCGTCAAGCACCACAATATCAGGGTGCGCCCCACGAACCGATTTACCAACAGACATAGCAGTAATTGATGATTTATTGGTCATTTTGAACTTTTGTTTCGCCCAACCTCTTTTTGGTTTCAAATGCGAAAGAACGGGGCTACTCATAATTAACTCATCCATTTTTGCCATGTGGTCAATAGATTGGTGCTGACTATGTGAAAAGAATAATACTTCTGTGCCGGGATTGTACGCCATTTTCCATAGCAAATAACAACGGTAAAAGACTGATTTACCGTGGTCACGAGATGCTATTACACAGGTTTTATTATTTTTTTCCGACATTTCATACCATTCGTTGTGAAAATGAGCCAATTCGTATTTTTCATTTACACTACAAACATCTTCAAAAAAGTATCTGAAATCACGGCGACCCATCTCCCAATCAACCTTACTGGCAAGGTTGAGTACAGATTCGCTCACGATACGCCACCTTCCGCCCACCCACCGGGCAGAAGGCTATAATCAGAAGCACCTTCCTGTGGTGGCTTCGTGTCTTTAATTAAACCAAAAGGTAGTAGTGATACATCATCATCTGCACTTAATTCAAAGTCTTCACCTAACCAGTTGGTAAGGTTCTCTCTAGCAGCACCTTCAGGTTCCTTCTTTTTAGCAGGGTCATATATGGAATGGTCAGGTGGTGTAGCCGCAGGTGCAGGTGGTGTAGCCGCAGGTGCAGGTGGTGTAGCCGCAGGTGCAGGTGGTGTAGCCGCAGGTGCAGGTGCAGGTGTAGCCGCAGGTGCAGGTGCAGGTGACATAGCGTCTACTGCGTTTGCTGCCCTTTGTGCTTCCAAGCCAGCAAGGGCTTCATCCCTTTTTGCTTGCGCTTTAGGAACAGTCATTCTTTGAGTGTTGCCAAGAAATTGTTGATGAATTTTATCTTTTTCTGCGTTCACACTTGGTGGTGTTGCTGTTTGTTGTGGAACAGAAGCACCGCCTTTCAATCCTTGAAGTTCTGCACTACGTTCTTTGCTTCGCCTATCTAATTGCCCTGCTGTGGTGTTATCAGTTGCAGTTGGAAGTGACGGTGGGGTTGCTTGAACTGACTGGGCCATACCTGTCAAATTGGAATTATCTCTAGGTTTCGCCATATCTGCCCTCATTGCATCCACTTTAGGGGTGGGTTTGGGTGCTTGAACATCTTGAATCAAACCACCGTGTTTTTGTGCAAACTTTTGTGGTGTTACTTCATTTTCTTTTGTGTGCTGTTCTTGTAACGCATACCATTCTTTACGCCTTTCAGGGCTTAATGCCTTTATGTCTTTGTGGCGTTGCCACCATGCACTAGGACCACCTTGTGGGCGGTGTTTCCACCATGCTCTAGGACCACCTTGTGGGGCATTTAATGTTTCGTCTACCCCTTGATTAAAGTTCCTCGGTGCTTTAATGACATCATCCCAAACAGCATTGAAAACACTATCAGAATCGACACCTTTGCGTAAGGTTGTTTTACCTATCATTTCACTACGGGCTTTGAGCAAAAGTAAATCATAACGGTCTGACAAACTTCAAACCCCCTACAATGTGCGCCTAATTTTAATATGTGCTATGTTTTTGTGAATGTTATTTGCTGAATCATAGGCGGTAGTAGGGTCGTCAAACGAAGTAGTGAAATTACCTTGACCCTGTTCTCGTAGTTTGTTTCGCCCTTGACGCCGTTGATTCCAGTTACTCAATCCTTGAATAGCCCCCGAACCACCAAAAGTGGCAAGATTCAACAACGGATTCATCCCTATACCACCTGTCTTTTGTGATTGGGCCGTAGCATTGGCAACTTGGGCTTGTTGTGCCATTGTTGCTGGGTCATTACTAACACCGCCTCCGCCACCACCTGCTGGTGCTGGTGCTGGTGCTGGTGCTGGTGCTGGTGCTGGTGCGCCGGGTACACCGCCACCTCCCATATTGAAGTTTATACCACCAGCAAACCCAGTTGGACCTTGTGGACCTGCGGCTGGGCGTGGTCGTGCTGGTGGACCTTGTGGGTGGCCGGGTGGAAATTTCCCCCCTCTCGATGGTGTAGTTACTGGTACTGGTGGTTGTGTTGGTCGTCTTGGACCTGCTGCTGCTGGTCCCGCTGCTGCTGCTGGTGCGCCGGCTGGTGGTGCTGGTGCGCCGGCTGGTGGTGGTGGTGCGCCGGCTGGTGGTGGTGGTGCGCCGGCTGGTGGTGGTGGTGCGCCGGCTGGTTGTGCGCCGGCTGGTGGTGGTGGTGCGCCAACTGGTGGTGGTGCTGCTGGTGTTGTAGCACCGGGTGGACCTGCTGGTACGGTGTGTTGTGTTGTTGGTTTTTGGGGATTTGAACCCTTTGGTAATGCGAATTGATTAGGTTTGAAAAAGTCAGCATTTGTATTTTGTTGTGTTGTAGTTAGGTTTTTACTAATCATTTCACGCTCTCTACGCATTAACAACATTGCTCGCCTATCCGCACCAAACTCGTTTCTCATATTAACCATTAAAAGCCACCTTCACTAATTGTATGTAATCAAATGGCATATCCATTGATTTTGAAAGTTCACGCCAATCGCCCCTGCTATTCAACACAGCCACTACATCAGAAGCAGGGCGTTGTATCTGCCCTGCCATTATAGCAATATCAGAAGCATTGTCACCATTCATGGGTGTATGTGGTAGTAGTTTTGTGATAGTTTCATCCTGTAAAGCCATCTCATGTTGAACACTCTCAAGAGCATTTTCAATCTCTTCTTTGGTGAGCCAACGGCCAACGGTTCCAACCCCTTGACCTACACGATAACCTAATTCACGAGCCATGCCTCTCCAACCACCCAATTCATCTGGTTGAGGTGCGGGAGGTTGTTCGCCTTGATTAGTATTTAGGTTTGACGGTGGTATTTGGGGGGGATTAGGGGGTATTTCCCCCCTTACGGGGGGTGGGGCAACAACTGGTTCTCGTTGTTGAACAGGTGGTGCTTGTGGTCGTTGTTGAACAGGTGGTGCTTGTGGTTGAGGAACGGGTACTTCGGTAGGTACTGGTGTGGGTAATTGTTCTGGTGGCGGTGTTGGTGTGGGTTGTGGTTCTGTTTGTGGTGGCCTATCACCAAGCAAACTAGCAAAACCAGATAGTAGCCGGTCCACATTGTGACCACCCTTGCCCCGACTTTGCACATCTGCCATATCCAAACCCTCCATATCGTATTTTTTACCCATAGCGGCGAGTAATTGTGGGCCATAATAACGCCAATTAGCACGAGCATTAGCAACCATATCAGTTCCCTTTTTGCTTTGTAAATCTTCTGGTTGAAAATAGTCAGTATGTGTTGGTGATTGTTGTGCTTCGACTTGTTCTTGGGCGACATCAGCAACAGGGGCGACAGCGGGCGAATTCTGATGGCGAAGGCCATAGTGATATTGAACAGGGGTCATTTCATGTGGTAAATGATTTCGTAATACTGGATGATTGGTCCATTGATTTCTCAAAGTATCGGGTGATATAGGAACGCCTTGAAGTGTCATTGTTTTTATCATATCCTTGATATGTTTATATGCCTCAATATTAACATATACACTATTGGGTTGCACTTTGTGAGATTCAATAAATTCCTTTGTATCTCCTGTATGGCCCTGCGTCCCTCGTAATTCTTTAAGCCCCTCGTGGTAAGGTCGATTCCATGATTCAGCATCCACATTTTCCTTATCACGATTACCTATTCTCAATTTAGGTATTCCGTATTGGTCGTATTGCCACGGGGTATTCTTATCCATTGGCCCCCAAACCCCCTCACGCCACGGTTGGCTCAATACTGCTTGGCCTAAATCTAAATCAAAGGCATGGGGTATGTCTTGTGGTATTTTGTCGGCGGGTTTACCTGTCATGGTTAATTCCTGTCTTTTTTGTTCCCAATTAGCATTTTGAACATCAATGGCTTGATTGATAAAAGGCGCACCTGCGGTTATTGCTTGTCTTAAGGCTTGTTTGTAGTTTTCCTCTTGACCCGGTATTGGCCCTGCGTGAATAATCGCCGCCGTTTCAAAAGGAATGAGTCGCTGATAAATGGCCTCTTTTACCGCATCTGCTTCAACACCAGTCATGTTCCCACCACCTATATCCCCATCAGGAACAGGGAAACCTAGCATTTTACCAGTTTCATCCACAGGCATTTGTGATAACTGTTGTAGTAAATCTTCAAAATCAAAATGACCTATACCTTTGGTAATCCTACAATTATCTAGTATTATACTGGCGTTTTCCCGAAAGGGTATTGTGCCAATACTAACATATTGATTCATCGTGGCGGCCCCACTAAATGACCGTTATTACCATGTGATAAATCCAAAAATCGCCATGATTTATCTTCCTCTCTTTCAAGTGATTTTTCACCGGGGTCGGTTCCAGTATTGCTAGTTGGCCTACTACCTCTTTTCGCCTCATTACCTAATTCGGGTGTTGCTTTAGATAATTTACCTAACATTTCAACCAATTTTTTAACATTGCGTCTCAAATCCAATAGTTCTGAACGGTTCAATCCTTTCAATCCTTTACCACCTAAACCCAAACCTAAATTCTTAGCGATTGCCATTTTAAGAGGGTCACTGCCCAACGGGTCATGTATAAGAGAACCCTCTCGTTCTGCACTTTTTGGTTTTTTGAAGCCAGATAGTGAAGTACCTTTGCTACTTTGTGGTTGTGAAGGCATTTTTGTTCCTTTACCCTCCATACCTATTGTTTGTATTTTACCCTTAATTCCACGAGTATCGTGGTGAGCCGTCATATCACGGGGTAAAGCACCTTGTTGACGAGCCATACGTTCATTTGCTAATTTTCGTTGATAAGCAATAGGGTCACGAATTCTCAAAGGAACGGATTTAGCACGAGGGTTTCCACCCATCATTCTCCGTGGTGCAAATGCTTGACCTTTTGGGCTACGGCCCACATTTTGTTCAACCGCACCTGCCCTTCTAGCAGTTAGACCTTTAATATCACGACTACCTCTTCGGCGGTTCTTTCCTCTTTTCAAAGCCCTTTTTCTTTTACGTTGACGCTTTTTTTTGGATTTCTTTTCCTCTTCTTCTGATTCTTCATCTTCCTCATATTTACGCCCACGCTTTTTACGGCGTTTCGCCTTACTAATATCACTAATAAATACAGGGTCACTGGATGTGAATTTATCAACGAATTCTATATCCTTATCGGGGTCAATGTGCCAATTACCAATACGGCGGTCTAAAACATTGTGGAGGCTATTAGGCATATCACTATAACGTGGGTCGTCAGGTTCATACCCTATGTCTGGAACTGCACTATGTTTAGGTACAGGTGAAAATAATGTGGTATCTTCTAAATCCCAATTTTTGTCACGATGCACCCCCTCTATTGCTTCCGTCATTTCTTCGGGAGAATCCCCCGGTGTAGTACCACTGATTGGTGTTGCTGTTAATCGTGTACCCTGTTTACTCGGTGTTCTACTAATATTGATATTGGTCCATGCTTGGTCTTGTGATATTTCACCATTATCAAATTGTTCATTGTATCTTTGTTGTGATTCTTGAAGTTCTTTATCAGCCAGTCTTTCTCTCAACCTTTTTTCTCTTTCATCATCTTCATCACCAAACGCACCTGTTTTCACTAAAGACCAAGCATCTTCAAAAGCATCATCACTACGACCAAAAATTAACCCCGGTCCTTCACGTTGTACGGGGCCAGTATTTGCACCTGTTGATATGCCGATACCATTTGACATGTGGCCCATATCAACACCAAGACCAGTTTCGAGTAGTTTTGATTCATCTTCAAACATGGGTGTTTCATTGAGCATTTCCCCTATTACTTCGGGTTTTATAGAAATGTGGGGCATCCCCCCCTCCATATCCCTCATAGCCTTTTCACGGCGTTTTTTGGGATTTATTTGCTCTTGGAATTCTTCGGTGCTAGTTCCCTCTCTATTATGATGAGATAAACCATCTGCATTTTCATTAGGGTTTACATCAAAATCCCCAACCATTTCACGGGGGCGAGCACCCCCAGTGAATTCCATAATACGGCCTGACCACTGGTCAATCCCTCGTGGATTAGCAGCACCGGGCATTATCGTTCCCCTCTTAGACGATTATAGATTTCTTTTGCTTTTGTGGGTAGTGAAGAATACCATTGAGCCAAAAAAGGTGTGCCAGAATAAGAACGCACTAAAGCAAAAAATGATATTGTTAAATTATCAAAAACTTTTTTAGCCTCTTTTTTGGTAACTTGTGGTTTTGTTTGTAGTAAATCAAGGAATAGTAGTCGTGTCATTACAACATTGCCAAAAATGTCAGGGGCGTTAATTTCTTGACTCAATAGGCCAAAAGCATCTAATCCCTCTTTCCAAACTATTACGACCTCTTCTAAAGCATCACAAAACACCAAAGCATCATCAACACAAAAAATGTCACTTTCGCCATGTAATAATGGTGCGTAATCGGTGTTCTTGAGCATCAAGGCGGGGATGGTCTGGTAGCCACTATCGTCAGTCATAGAATACCCCCCCAACAATCGTCACCACAACATTCAGAACACATCCCACATTCTAAACAAGAAGCATCTTCATCACAATCAGGACATTTTGTCCGTTTTGCTTTCACCACAGACCAACCAGTATCAAACGCTCGGTCATTGGATTTTATTTCTCTAGGAACAGATTGCGGCATACCAGTTTTCTTATTTGTTGTTTCAACGGGCAACCAATTAGGTTGCATTGTTGAAGGGCAATTACAGTGGCCTCTTGGAGAACCTTCAGTGGATTTATAATTCTTTACTCGCTTACCACAGCCACCGCATTCATAACTCACGAGTAATTTCCCCTGTATTTGTAATATCCTTTACAGAATGCGCTACCTGCCTTTGACTGTTCATAGGCTTCACCCATCTTCAAGCACCCCCGCATCTACACATATTCCACTGACTTGTAGGGTCATTGGGGTTCAAACCTGCTTGTGCCGCATATTGGGGCTTTATTTGTGAACATTTTTGACAATATCTCGAATCCGGAGCCGTTGGTTGCCCATATCGCATAATATTACCCAAGCCACCCAATAATCCCGGCTGTTGTGTTTGTTTCACCACAGACCAACCTGTGCGGAATGCCTTGCTAACATCACACTTCGGACAATAGGATTCGGAAAGACCACCAATACCACCCTCCCCTCTATGGGTTTGGGTCATTGGCCCCTTACATTTTCTGCACACCTTTTCAGCCATCTAAAGACCACCACCATTACATCCACAGACACACCTTAGACCAGCCAATTTCCATTCTTCGGGGTCGTCTCTCATTTCGCAAATATGGTCGGGTAACATCTCACCCATCTCTCTTGCTATTTGCTCTTGGTCTAAATGTTCTTCATCACCCGCAGAAGCAAATGGGCCGTATGAATGTTCTTGAATCATATCGTATGCGGCTGTTAAGCAGTTATCACATACTATGGGTTTCATTTTCACCACAGACCAACCTGTGCGGAATGCTCGGTCATTGGATTTTAAGTTCCCGCTATCTCGGCTAATCCATCCTTTCGGGGGAGGATTGGTTTCTTTCTGCCCTAATTGGTAGCCAACATCTTTGCCACAATGTATGCAATTGTCATAATAGTCAGGTGATTCTTTTTTACAATGTGGGCAATAGACCTTACCATGCTTCGGTCTATGTGGCAAATCGTCAATCATATCTTTTTGGTCATGTTGTTCACCCATCTTCAAGCACCCCCGCTTCGGCTAATGCCTTACGCAGAACTCGCCACTCATCGGGCGATTTCTCGGAGAAATGTGCTTGGATGATTGTTAGCACATTGACCTGTTCATTAGAACCAATGCCTTCCATTCTCTCCAGATAAATACCCACATCAGTTAATGTATCACGGATTTCCTTATGAAGTTTAACTGCGGTATCTAACCCCTTATAATCCAACATACCAGTTTCATTGCGTTCATCGTGCAACGAATCAATATGTATATTGAATAGATTATTGAGGCGTTGTAGGTTTTGTTCTGTTTGGCCCATCGTGTCTTGTACTGTTCTCAAAACAGTAGGGACCATTTCTAATTCCACTTGTTGTTGTATGACGGGGGTAGTATGATTTTCAATATGATGTGATAATGTTTCTGATGATGTTTCCAGTTCTATTGCCATATCATCTAAGGAAATAAGACCATTAAGGATAGATTCTTCAATGTTGGCCCTTTCGGGATGAGTACATAAAACACATTCAGAATTACTGTTGTTATGATATTCCCCTGCGTGTCGCCTCATGTGTCGGTGACCAGTACCTTCGGCCCATGATTGGTCGCTATCTATTTCACTACTTTCTAGTAGGCCAATTCTTATCTGCCGTTCATAATCATCACGCTGTGGGTGTTGACAAAAAGGACAATTTCTTCGTGTCCTACGACCTACCATGATTTAGTCGCACCCTGTGGCCGTTTAAGTTATTTGTTATTGCTCTTATGGTGAATGTTGCAGTATGGGCTATTTTTCATCTTTCCGTTTTTACATCTTGAACCGCTTTTAGTTACCGCAATACATTTGTGCGGTTCATCATCAACCACCTGAACTGGTGGTTGAATTGGTGGTTGAATACTGGGTGGGTGCTGCCACCTAGTATCGAAAGGAAGCATATTGGCGTATAGCAACCGTGAGTGTAAGAATTAAACCAAAGAACATAGCCATCATTTCACCTGTTCCAAGTGTTGGCCCTTTCCAAATAAGAATAACTAATGAGAACAACATAAATGCTAAAATGAAAATCATTGTGGCACTTTCCACTAACATTTTTTTAGGGCTTAAAATATCAAGCGTTGTGCTGGTCCAATTAACTTCACCCTGTGCTGATAAATTCTTTTCATCCATAATAACCACCTTCACAATATAGCCGCACCTTTAGCCGCCATATTTACACCTTGCCCCATAGTAGCACCAAAGCCACCTTGATTCTGAACTGCATTACCCATTATCCCACCAAGCATACTACCAAAGAATCCCGGTTGGTCTTGACCCATCATTTGTTGTTGCATATATCCTTGTTGATGGGCCGCTAAAAACATTTGAATTTGTTGTTCATTTTGATTTAGGGTGTTTTGTGCCGCCCCTTGTGCTTTTTGTAATGTTAGTGCTAAATTTTCCGCTGATAATGTAGTAAGGGCAGGTGGTAATGTGTTTGTATCTATTTTCATAGCACCTTTATCATCAGTTAAGAATGTAGTATTTGTGAAGAACTCTTTAATTGAAAGCATCACTATTTCTCCTATTAAATCCATAAGCAAAGCCATATTACCACTAATAATAAATTGTGATATTGGGTCATGTAAATTTAATAGTTGTGAAGTAGCAACGATTGGGTCATTAGCGGCCTGTTGCATTAATGGGTTTTGGGCCTGTTGCATCATACCAAGACCACCCATGCCCATATTCTGTGGTTGTTGCATCCCATAGGGGTTTTGTTGAAAGCCATTGTATTGTTGACTGGCTAAATTGGGTGCGCCAAATTGTTGTGTTTGTTGTGTTTTATTACCACCAAGACCAAAAAATCCCATATTTATTCACCTATTTCCATTTGCCTTATCATTTGTTGTTGAGTCATATTATCTAAAGGAATTGGGGGTACGCCTATCATTTGTTGTTGTGTCATTTGTTCTAATTGCATGGCCCGTAAATCAAATGTTATCGTTACCAAATCCGCCACCCCTGATAATGGGTTTGTGTGTTGGGTGAGGGTAACCCCCTTTGAGTGTTGTGCGTCAATATGTACCAATTTAAAGAATTCTTCATATTTGGCTAGAGATTCAGGTGTTGAACGATTTTGGCTTTTATTCCTATTTAAACCCGGAACTCGTAAAAATCTAGTGCCTTTAGATACATTTTTCGTAAAACCCTCTTCGGCCATTATTTGTTCTTCAACCAAACTTCGTAAAGTATGGAAAATATGTAAATGAGCAGGGCATAGGGTACTATTCATTTCGTCACCGTGGTCACCATGAGAACGAGCATGGGGTTTACGGGCCTGTCCTGTATCTTCATCAAACCAATAAATATCAGCCAATGATAAACCAACACGGTCGTCCACAATATGAGAATACGCATTATCGCCTTCAAGAAATCTCCGGACATCGACACCACAACAGGCACATTCATACGCTGCATTATAACGATAAATTTTGAAAAGGCCAAGATTGTAATTCGGTGGCCTCAATGCTTTACGAAGCATTTTAATATTCTTTTTACGGGCTTTGGCGGGATTTTTAGGGTTTGTTTTAAGTTTTATTTCCACGGTTGGTATCAATTCTTCATTCCCAACTTCACCTTGAGAACCGGCACTCGCCATTTCTGCTCGTTGTTGCGCTTTCAATAACTCAAAAGAAATACCAGTATTGGCTGATAAAAGCCGCAATTCATCATCAGAAACGCCATTCAGCGTGATACCGCCGCCCATGAATGGTAAGCCCATATACCCTCTCTCCCAATCCTGTGAGGGCTAACAACATCAAAAGGGTTCCCCTTAAATCATGTGTATTGTGTTAATAACTGCACTTTCCACCTTTAATCCATATTGTGCGGCCATTGCTTCAACATTTGTAGCAATACTCGCTCGCCTTAAACGCCTCATATCTTCCTTAAATGGTTTCACTAAAGGATGTTGTCGTTTCAAACCCCAATCCCAAAGGACACTGGCTTGCTCATCCCACCATAAATCCATTTTATTTAATACTAAACAAACGACTGTTGGTTTATACTTTTTTACTTTTTTACGCAAACTTCGAGAAAAGGTGTTTGGTATTTTCTTATTCACAATAATATCTGTTAAATATTTGAACCCTGCTACTGCCTCTTGCATTAAAAATGGCGAAGTGGCTAAACGGTGGTCCACCACATAAAATATAACTGACACATTCCGTTTAACCATATCTTCGGCCCACATATTCCAAAACCTTTGTTGCCCCCCTATATCCGTAGTGGCTATGGGTATGCGTTCACCTTTCCAACGAACCTGTTTTTTAGAAGAATGCGGCATTTGGAAAGAACCATTTTTTACAGCATGTGTGGTTCTTAACTCTTCTGGTATTGGGTCTATATCACCCGGAACAGTCAAATATTGGTCTAAAGTGGTTTTACCCACCATAGATGGCCCGTAAATACCAATTTTATGTGGCTTCAATAACCTATACAAATAGTTGGCTATTTGTGCTGAACCTAAGAGAATATGACCCGCAAAGACCCACGACATACCACTTCACTTCCCCCGAATCCATGACCATACGGCTTCGGGGCTGATATTAAGCCAAATATCCAATCCTACAAAAATAAAAAAGGTGACGGCAATACCACCAATGAGTGCTAATAGTGTTTTAATTTGATTTGTTGCTCTTTCTAAACGGCGTTCATAGGCATTTTCAGCGAGAATCATAGACATTGCTTCGGCCTGTCTTTCCTGTTGTGTGTTAAACGGCCACATAATACCTAACCCTATTCTTGGTCCACAACATCACCGTTTTTGGATGTATCGTTTTCATCTGTGGGTTGATTAGGTAAGCCAAATGTTTGATTTGGTGTTGGTTGTTGATTATAATAATAATTAGGATTATTTATTTGTTGCATTTGTTGGTCTTTTCTCATTCGGCGTTCTTGAAGCCGTTGTTGCCCTCGCATCCACTTATCATAGCGGGTTTCTTGAGAAAATTCAGCCCGCATAGCCAGTGAATCACGAATTCCGCCCACATGAAACAATACCATAGCCAAACAAAGGAAACCAAAGCAAATTAAACCATATTGTAATCCCATTTCTGCTGGCCCTGCATCTGGTAAATACCAATCTAAATGCGATACTGTTACTGCAACGCCTGTCAAAAGGGATTGCCATAGTAACATGGCTATTAAATTAATATCTATTCTATTCTGTTCTTCACCCCACGGTGGTATATTTCTTATTTCTGGTGGTTTCATTCTTTCACTCTCCTTTTTCATCTATTTCTTTCTTAAGAATAAAATACTGTGCTAAAACATGATTGACAAAAGACGACTTAGATTCTCGACCTCTAGCGGCCTCCATTTTAGCGAACAAATCATCCGGCATCACCACAGATACATGCCGGCTCATAGTAAATTGGCAATCCTGTTAAGGTTATCAAGGTTGTGATTAAAAATCCTTAAAATTGTCATATAGGCCTTGAAGTTCATTTTCTGTCAATCGTGTAGGTTGCATCATAGCCAAACCATGTGCTACTGCATCAGGGTTATCGTGGTCAAGATAAGAAACGTGGTCTTTATTTCTAAAACACACACGGCATACTGATTCACCAGTAATTGGGTCGGGGTGTGTATCACAACCACCACCGAACACAGTCTTAGGACAAGTTACTGCATTTGGTGAATGAACATTGTATGCTGCACTCTTGATACGGGGATGTTGCATTAAATCATATAAATCAGTTCCTAAATATTCGGTGCCGGGAACAATATCATCAATAGTCATGGTTCCGGGTAGTGAAACACGAAGCCCCATATTTTCGGGGATGGCATCATCTTCCCAACCCCTCGCATCAAGGAATTGTTCAACAAAGGGATATTGTCGGGTATTCATCCATAAATCCATTTTTTCATTGTCGTTCAAACTAGCCATCAAATCACTAACCATTGATAGTTCCCCCGGTCCTTGTATGTCACCCGCTGTTTTTGACCTTACTACTGGTTTTTCCCCTCTTGGGGTGACACCCAATGCAGATGGGTAAATCGTTTCTTGTAATGCCGATTGAACATCTAAAGGTGAATCAAGTAGCATATCCAACATACGCCACCTTGCGTTTTGAGTATCGTTGAATCTTTCTTTATGGTCACAAGCATAACAATTACCACATGCTGTATTTGGGTCGCCCCGTGTACTATAAGGACAAGCCATAGCAGGTACATCAAGAATGGAATTTCCCGGCATAGCCGATGGTTTGGCGAAACCACCGTGTGTCTTTATCGCAGCCGGTGTTGATTTCTTACCCCTATAAGGTAAATTAAGTTCTCGTGCGGTTTCTCGCCACGGAACAACCTCACGACCTTCAAGTGGATATTGAACTAATTTACGGTCTTTACCCCTTCCCAATGCGTCACCGATAATACGAGGGTTACTTTGAATGAAATCGTGTATCTCCATAGCCCCGCCTCCACCTGTCTCTTTTGTTCCTGATTGCTTACCAGTAGGGTAGCCACCACCATAACGAGGGTCCCAATCCCACAGTTTTTCCCATTCATCAGGATTATCTGATACGGCCTTTACTAACATTTTCGACAAAGCAGTAGTAAATAACTGCGGTAAATCTTCAATTATTAATGTCAAGCCACCCGCCTCCCTGCCCTTCGCCCTAATACTGCATTACCTATACTGCGAGCCGCTAGTGGATTTACTGCATTACCAACAATCTTTTGGGCCTGTTGATTGTTTAAGCCACTTAAATCATAATCAAGAGGGAAATTACCTAACATCAATATCTCTTCATTCGTCAAGGGTCGGTTCCAAGCATGGGTTGGCCTATTGCTGCCAGTAAGTGACGACATGTGCATATCCATAGGTCTAAGTGCAGTTTGGGTTCGTGTCTTACCCCCCCTACTACCGGGGTTTGTTGCTGCTGATTCGTGTAAATGTGGTTTTGCCAAGTATTCATTATATTTTTGTTGATTTATACTACCATGCACATTTAATAGTTCATCAAGGCGTTCTTTTTTATGGCCCCTAATTTCTTTTTCCTCTTCTTCAAAATGTGGTAAATAATCCAATACACTATTCCAACCACTGCGGAATGCCCCTTTCGGGCTTTTCTTGGGTCTTTCAATATCATTATCATCCCACCCAGTTCCAGTTATGAAGCGGTCACGTTGTTGAGCACTACCCATATCGGCTGCTCTCATTGTTTTGGCTTCCCCTGCCAATTGTTGCCAACGAGGAGGTGTATTACCAGATATATTACTACTGGTTAATTTCTTAACTGTTGGTACATTTTCCACCGATGAAGTAAAATCCCCTTCCTTGAAACGTGGCTCTAAAGCATCTATTAACCTATACTGCCAATCTTGAAGCCTCATCGTTTTACCCTCATCTCGCTGGTCGGCTGGTAGTGCGTGGCTTGAATGCACACAGGGTGGCGAACCGTGAGCATGTAATGGGCGACCATCTGCTACGCCCTCAATATGGTCGGCTATGGCTTCAACTGACCCTTCATCACCTTCACCTAACATAGTTTGCATGGTGGCGGCTTTGGGGAAATTTTGCCTAAAGGCTCTTAGTGGCGCATCTTCCGCTTCAACACCCATAACAGTAGGAATACCTGCCATTTCAAGACCTAAATCAGCACCACCACCACCCGAAAACAAACTAACAGCCACCACATCATCAACATTTTCAAATTTTGGTTTTTGGTTCATCAAGTCGTGATAAACCGAATATATATCTGGATTGTCAAAATCATACCCCTTTTGAATTATATCCCATACAACATCAAAAATATCCCTAGAAGCAGTGAAACTATACCATTCATCATCTGCTTCGTTGTATTTTTGAAGCCGAGGACTACCCTTGCGAGAGGCAGTAAGAGAGTAGTCACTCGGCATCAAATTAGCCCGAAAGGATGTTTGGCCTAAAATGTTGGCCTTGATTCCCCCCTTCTGTGTGTCTTTTCACTGTTTTATTTATTAGCCGTAAAAGTATGTTAGGGCTGACAGGAATGAGAGGGTTCTTAAGGTGTATTGAGTTCGGGGGCGTTAGGAGAGTCAGATGATGATACCAAATACCAATGGGCCGATATTTATTATGAAAGAGGGGACCGAAAGAAATCAAGGGAGAGCCGCCCAGTCTAACAACATTGCCGCCGCTAAAGCAGTGGCCGATGCTATTAGAACTACTTTAGGGCCAAAGGGAATGGATAAAATGCTCGTGGATGAGGGTGGTGATGTAATCATCACAAACGATGGGGCCACTATTCTTCGTGAAATGGATATTGAACACCCTGCTGCTAAAATGATTATTGAAGTTGCTAAAACCCAAGAACAGGAATGTTATGATGGAACAACCACAGCGGTTATTCTAGCAGGTGAACTACTCAAAAAATCAGAAGAATTGGTTGAGCAAAATATTCACCCTACTGTTATTTGCAGTGCGTTCCGTAAATGTGGAGACCAGATACAGACAACTCTTGATGATTTAACAATGAGTGATATTGACTATCTCAATATAGCAAAAACCGCATTAACTGGAAAATCCGCAGATTCAATAAAAACATTTCTAGGTCAAATATGTGTCGATGTTGTTGCAGCCTTAGATAACAATAGCCGTACTACCCAACTGAAAGGTTCCGTGGATTTGGATTTGGTAAATGTAGTGAAGGCGATTGGTGGTGAAGTTCAAGATAGTACAATGTATGATGGTATTATCCTACCAAAAGAACGATGTCATAGTGGTATGCCCCACCGTGTTAATACACCTAATATTTTAATAACAAATTCCCCCATTGAAGTAAAAACTACCGAAATGGATGCCAGCATACAAATCACCGACCCCAACCAAATTACAGCCTTTCTCGAACAGGAAGAGAAACAAATCAAGGATATTGTTAATTTAATTGTGAGTAAAGGTATCAATGTGGTGGTGTGTCAAAAGGAAATCGATGATTTAGCAAAACACTATTTTGCTAAAGTAAATATATTAGCAATTGAAAAAGTTAAGAAATCTGACATTGATGCCCTTTCATTAAGCACTGGTGCTAAAATAGTGACTAATTTAGATGATTTGAAGGATGATGATTCTGATTATGATTTAGGCCAATGTTACGGTGCAGTAGAGGAAAAGAAAGTTGGTGAAATGCCTATGATATTTTTTGACGACCCTGTATGTGGTGCAGTAACCCTATTACTTCGTGGTGGCACAGTGCCATTCGTTGAAGAAATCGAAAGGGCATTTGACGATGCAGTGGGTGTTGTGGCGGTGGCTTGGGCTGACAATACAATAGTTACTGGTGGTGGTTCCACATTCCTCGCTCTTTCCGGTGCATTGCACAAATTAAGTAAAGAGAACAGTAATGGCAGGGAAAGAATGGCTATTGAAGCATTTGCCGATGCTTTAGAAATTGTACCACGCACCTTGATAGAGAATGCGGGTTTGGACCCAGTGGATGAAATGGCTACTTTGCGTAATATCCACCGTAATAAAAAGCCAACCAAAGAATATACCCCTACTCATTATGGGGTAAATGTCGAAGGTGGTGTTATGGATATGGCAGAAGCGGGTATTTGCGAACCACGCCGTGTTGTTGAACAGGCCATTAAGTCGGCCATTGAAACTGCTACTATGATTTTGCGTATTGATGATGTAATTTCATCACGAAAGGCTGGGCCTCAATAATTATCGTGTTGCCAACCTTCACCAAGTAGGCCAGCGGCTATACGCCGTCTAATGAAATCATCTTCATTTGTATCTGCCAGAATCTCATCCATAGCAGGGCGGTTGCGTAAA